TGGTTGTCCATGATTGGAGGAGGAGTTGGAATTGGTTTTGGAATTCGTGCTGCTGACGATAAGTCTACTGGTGTTATGCCACATCTTAAAACTTATGACGCAAGTTCCATGGCGTATCGTCAGGGTCGGACTCGTCGTGGCAGTTATGCCGCTTATCTTGACATTAGTCATCCTGACGTGGGACAATTTCTTGAGATGCGTAAACCTACTGGCGACCCCAACATCCGATGCCTCAATCTACATCACGGAATCAACATTACCGATGACTTTATGGAAATCATCCAACGATGCATGGCAGACCATGAAGCAGATGACAGTTGGAATCTAACCGACCCTAAGTCTGGTGAAATTCGTGACACAGTTTCAGCGAAGGAACTGTGGCAGAAGATTCTAGAACTGCGTATGATGACTGGCGAACCATATCTGCACTTCATTGATACATCTAATCGCATGATGCCACAGTTCCAGAAGGATCTCGGTCTAAAGATTCACCAATCAAATCTCTGTTCGGAAATTATTCTGCCGACTGACAAGAAGCGTACTGCTGTTTGTTGTTTGTCGTCAGTCAATCTAGAATATTATGATGCATGGTCACGCGATCCGCTATTCTTGCGCGACATGGCAGAGATGCTTGACAATGTTCTGCAATATTTTATTGACAATGCCCCGAATACAGTGAAACGTGCTAAGTATGCAGCAATGCGCGAGCGTTCTATTGGTATTGGTGCACTAGGTTTCCATGCTTATCTACAACGCAAGGGTATTGCGTGGGAGTCGGCAGTTGCCAAGGGCACTAACATGCGTATGTTCAAGCATATCAAGAAGAAGTTGGATGAAGCAAATCTAGAACTTGGTGCTGAACGTGGTGAAGCACCTGATGCTGCTGGCACTGGTCGTCGATTCTCGCATACACAGGCAATCGCACCAAATGCATCTTCGTCAATCATCATGGGCAATACCAGTCCATCGATTGAACCATGGCGAGCAAATGCTTATCGTCAAGATACATTATCGGGTTCATTTCTCAATAAGAATAAATACCTAGACGCGATTATTCTAGAAGAGGCAGCATTCGGTAGACCTGCTGGTTGGTATGACGAGGTTTGGTCCTCGATTATCGCTAACGATGGTTCGGTACAGCACCTTACATGGATGGATGCAATTACCAAGGAAGTGTTCAAGACTTCAATGGAAATTGACCAGCGGTGGGTTATTGAGCATGCGGCAGACAGGCAGAAGTTTATTGATCAGGCACAGTCCCTCAATCTATTCTTCCGTCCTGATGCTAATATCAAGTATCTTCATGCTGTCCACTTCCTCGCATGGAAGCAGGGGTTGAAGACTTTATATTATTGTCGTTCAGAAAAAATAGGAAAAGCAGACAAGGTTTCTAAGCGCATTGAGCGTGAAGCAATTAAAGAGATTGACTTCAAGGCAATGATCGACGGTGATAACTGCGTTGCATGCGAAGGGTAAGAAATGACAAGTTATTTTGCACAAATAGTATCAAAACCTGACTGTCCATACTGTACTCTTGCAAAAGAGTTTATGGTAGGAATGGATATTCAGTATACAGAGATGGTAGTCGGTAAAGACTGTCTTTGGGAAGACATTACCGCACAGTTGCCCGATGTGAAGACTGTTCCCCAGATCTGGGTGAATGGTGAACATGTTGGTGGTTATGACGATTTAGTAAAGTGGGCAGAAACAGTATGACCTTAATGACAGAACGAGCATATTTTAAACCGTTCAATTACCCATGGGCATATGACGCATGGTTGAAACATGAGCAGTCGCACTGGTTACATACCGAAGTGCCAATGACCGAAGATGTTAATGATTGGAAGAAGCGTCTCAATGATGGCGAAAAGCATTTCCTAACCAACATTTTCCGTTTCTTCACACAAGGCGACATCGACGTTGCTGGTGGTTATGTGAAGAACTATCTGCCATATTTCCCACAACCTGAAGTCCGTATGATGTTGATGGGATTTGCGGCAAGGGAGGCACTACATGTTGCAGCGTATTCTCACCTTATTGAAACTCTGGGTATGCCAGAAACAACGTATCAGGAATTCCTCGAATACGACTCAATGCGAGCAAAGCACGACTACTTTACAGATTTGTCGAATGCAAATGGAACACCTGAATCGGTCGCAACCAACATCGCTGCATTTAGTGCGTTCACTGAAGGTATGCAACTGTTCTCATCCTTCATCATGCTCCTCAACTTCCCTCGTCACGGAAAGATGAAGGGTATGGGGCAGATCGTTACTTGGTCGATTGTTGATGAAACTCAACATGCCGAAGGTATGATTAAACTGTTCCGTTCATATGTTGAAGAAAATCGTGAATTGTGGAATGACGATCTAAAGTCGCAGATCTATACTATCGCAGAAAAGATGGTTGAACTCGAAGACAAGTTTATCGAACTGTCATTCTCGATGGGTGAAATGGAAAATCTTACAGAAGAAGATGTTAAGAAGTATATCCGCTATATCTGCGACCGTCGACTGATTAGTCTTGGTCTCAAGGGTATCTTCAAGGTTAAGAAAAATCCTCTGCCATGGGTCGAGGAAATGATCAACGCACCAACGCATACGAACTTCTTCGAGAATCGTGCTACCGACTATGCCAAGGGTGCGCTATCAGGTAAATGGGATGATGTTTGGGGTGTCGCTGCGTGAACTTTAAAGTCAGTTTCACTGACAATATAGAGTTACATTATTCCTTGATTGATCATCCTCTCGTAGATGATTGGAGCAAATTGATTGCAACTCATGTCATTGATGACTGCTGTGAGCACAATCACTATTTTGGTTATGCAACAGAAGAAAAAATATATCAAAGAATAGAGCGTTTACATAATCTCGCAGATATTATTAACAATCATGTCTCAGAGAAAATCGTAAACACAAGATTAACTGTTGAAAATTTTAGGCAAACATTACATTTAATGCACGTGCATTTTCCTGATCTGGAAACAGATCCTGATTATGCATATCTCCACCCGTATCTGTCTGAGTATAATGACACCATTCATTGGTTAGAAACTATTTTAGCAGTTGTTTGGGGAAATCCTCCTGGAGTTTCTGAGTCTGGTTTATTTTCTATCAATTTAGATTTTAATAAGTCAGATGTTGTATTCAAAGAAATACCTGAAGATGCATACGAGTTGTTTGAATTTGGCGCCAACTTCGGAGATCTGTTACTGCATTATACTCATGTCGGTAAGAATGCACAAGAGTTGTTTTTTACTAATGATTTAGAATGCCCCAAGCATCAATTCGTCGCACAGTCTACATACTGTGCAAGTGCTAGATTATATTTTACTGACAACTTCTCGGATACTGAGGAAAAAAAGAATCATCTGTATTCACAATGGCAAGATTATTATACTCGTCGGGGAGGTAAAGACTATTTTGGGTATGATATATCTGACCAGAAGATGAGATTAGGTTTCATAAAATTGGGCAATCTAGAAAAAATATACATAGATGGTATCAGTATCAAAATTCCTACAACACAAGAAGAATTAAATTCGTTTAGAAAAACATTAGTTAATACAAAGATAACTAAATGGACAGTTGAATAAATAACAGAGATTACAACTTTAAATTAGAGGAAACACCATGAAACGTGTTACAATTACATATACCAGACAAACTGCCGAAACTCCTTGGTATTGGCAAGTAACTCCTCCTTCCGTATTATCTCCGATGGATGATTTTATTGATGAAAATAGTAGCAGGATGGAAACATACGCATATACCGCTGGAAATCAATGTGTTGTGATTTTTACATTCAATGATGAACAAATTCACCAAGATTTTCAAACATTGATTATTAATGATATTAAGAGCGATTACAAACAGTATTGCGACGACAATAACATCACTATTGATGTAGTTACGGAAGATGTCTAATGGAAGAGTTAGAATGTTTTTCATGTGATGCAGTCTTCACAGTCGATCATGACTTGGACGACGACTATTATAAAGTAAAACATTGCCCCTTCTGCGGAACAAAGGTCACTGAAGACGAAGATGATGTGATATGGGACGATGCTGATTGGGAAGAATAAATAATCTACTTACGGAGTAGATTATGACAGTTAAGAAAAAACGTAAGCCGTTGCCGAAAAAGGTGCATAGAGTATATTGCACTTACTTCGACGACGGCAAATTTTATATTGGGTATTCATGTAAGACAGAGAAACTGTTCGAATCATATTTCGGAAGTTCCTCCTATGTGACTAACTATGAAGGCGAGATGCGCAAAGAAGTTGTCGCTGAATACGACAGCAAATCGCATGCCAAAGCAGTCGAGCATATCCTGCAATGGGAGCATAGACTCAACGACAATTGCATAAATCAAATGTGGAATGTGCGTCTGAGACTTGATCACTTGAAAGAATTAAAATTACCTGATTGGAGACCTGGATGTTTTTCGCAGCACTCTTGATGTTAACTGCACTTGCGATTACTGGTGTCGCTGGATATTTTTCAATACTTGGGTTAATGGCAATTTTCCCAGCATCACCAATTGCTGTTGCAGTAATGGGTGGTGTGCTTGAAGTCGCCAAACTCATTACCGCCAGTTGGGTATATCGCAACTGGAAAAGTGCCAACAAACTGTTGAAGACATACTTCACCATTGCAGTTTGTGTGTTGTCATTTATCACAAGTATGGGTGTGTTCGGTTATCTCAGTCGATCGCACATTGAACACACTACTGTTGGTGGTTCAGCAGTATTTAAAATAGAACAACTCGAGAATAAGAAGGCATCTGCAGAAAGGAGACTGAAGAATGCGCAAACATCGTTGGATACTCTGGACAGACTCACTACTGCAGAAGATGTGCTCGATGCTAATTTCATTAGAAACAGACAGAAAAGGGAACGTGCGTCCCTTGATGCTGAAATTAAGAGTGCGAGTGCAGACATTGAGACTATTGAGACTGATCTCATACCGCTCAAAACAGAAAATCTCAAACTCGAAGCAGAAGTAGGTCCGATAAAATATATCGCAGAACTATTCTATGGCAGCGGTGATACCGCTACCGTGGATAAAGCAGTGCGCTTAATGATCATCATGCTTATCTTCGTGTTCGACCCACTGGCAATTTTATTGATTATTGCTGCCAACATGACACTTTTAAGCTTGACAAAGAAGGAAGAATCAGGTATAGTAGACTATGTCGTTGTTGATGAGGTTAAACCCAAGAAAGTTGTTCCTACTGCTAAGAAACCAAAAAAGAAACCTGTTGTTGAAACGCCAGACTTCTTTGCTTTCGAGAAACATGAGAATACACCTGCTTCAACACATGACATACCAGCGCCAGATCCCCCTAAGAGATCTTGGAGAGATGGTAAAATTGTAATTGATGAAAACAATATAAGGAAAATGTGATGGATATTATGAATCAAGAATGGCGCGACGGTCTAAAGGCGACTCTTGCACAGGGTGAAGCGACTGTCAGTTTTACGAAACTGAATGGGCAAGAACGTGTGATGCGCTGCACACTACAAGAAGGTGTTATTCCCCCATACAGCGAAAAGGGAACAAAGACAAAACCACCTAGTGGCGAAACCCTCGCAGTTTGGGATCTGGATAAGAGTGAGTGGCGAGCATTTCGTTACGATCGCATTACCTCTGTTAAATTTTAGGGCTTGACTTTTCCAGCAAAATATAGTATATTGGATATATTATGAAGAAAGGTGAATCTATGTATAAGTTGAAAGTTCCTGTTGCTGATTCTAAGGCCATGGGTGTAGAACCTATCTGGTCTGAAGGTTATGAACCTGCAAACTATCAGTCTGAATATGGTAACGCATTGAACTGGTATAACTTCATCGTTGACCAGAAAGATTGTCGTGCGTTTCTCGTCGACTGGTTCAAGGGTGACGCAACCAAACTCAAAGCATTGTCCCAGTTGTCTGACAAGATGCTTCCTCGGACATATGCTAACAGCGCACGTATCGCTATGCGTGGATTTCCCCTCACCGATGAGCACAAGGCACGCATCTGGGAAAAGGTTGAAGAACGAATCAGTAAGAAAACTGTTCTAATTGATGATGAAGATTCAACTCCTGAACCTGTTGTTAGGGTTGCTAAGAAACCACTGATTGCATCTACATTCATCGTATCTGATGTTGATGATGAGATTGAGAAACTAATCAATGGCGAGGATACTCGTAACATTGCACAGATTCTAATGCCTTACCGCTTGTCAGATAAGAACTATCTTGACTGCGTGCAAAAAATTGAACCTATGCTTGCAGAATTTGCTGAACTGGTAGAAGTTCGTCGACTCCCCAAGAGTCAACTGACTGATTCACAGGAACAGTTGCTCGAGTGTTACTCGCATTTGACAACCATGAAGTCTGTCAAGGATATTGTTAAACTGCTCGAGACATATATCAGCGACCTTAAGAAGTCGTATGTCAGCAAGCAGGTTGCTAAGGTTCGTAAGAAGAAACCAAAGGATAAGTCCAAGTTGGTTCAGAATCTAAAGTTCCTCAAGGAAGATACCGCACTTGGTGTCACCAGCGTCGAACCTATCAATCTGCTAAATTGCAGTGAAGTGTGGACTTTTGACACCAAGACGCGAAAGATCTCCAAGTATTTCAATCCAGTCAGCGGAAGCATCACTGTTAAGGGTGCAAGTCTTGTAGGATTTGATGAGAACTTCTCTAACTCGCGACTGCTTCGTAAACCAGAGACCCAAGTAAAAGAATTTTCTGAACTGAAGAAAAATGACTTGACAAAATGGTACTCAGCCGTTAAGAGTAAGAGTGGACCTGTGCGTGCACGACTGACTCCAACTACATTAATTTTGAAAGTGTTTTAATGAACGATAATGGTGATAATGTTACTTACCTGAAGACGAATACCGTAAAGGAGATTGATAAAGAATCTCTAAGTTATTTCCTCCAAGGTGCTACAGAATATGCAGCATACCAGGATGCCGAGGCATTCGCGCAGGCCTGTCTGCGTGGTATTCTTATGGCGACGGAAAAAAAGATTGGTCTACGCGACGAGAACTTTCATTCCGACGCTGCTGTTATCGCCGTTATGATTACTGGTTTATACATGCGTCAGGCAGGAGTTGAGTGTCCTGAGATTAATATGCTTAATGATGTTCGTGAAGCATTAACTGTTACGAAAGAAGATATAGAATGATTGTTGTTGATTTTAACCAGACTGCTATCAGCAGTATGATGGCAGAACTAGGTGGTCGTCGTGATGTAGAGGTAAATCTGCCTCTCATTCGGCACATGATCATTAATGCCATTCGTTCATATAAGAAGAAGTTTGGTGCTGAGTTCGGCAACATTGTGATTGCTTGTGACAACCGTCACTACTGGCGTCGTCAGTATTTTCCTAACTATAAGGCGAATCGTAAGAAAGCACGGCAGGAGTCTGGTTTTGACTGGTCTGCTATCTTTGAAGCACTGCACCAAATTCGTAGTGAGTTGCAAGATCACTTCCCGTATCCTGTAATCGACGTTGATGGCGCAGAGGCAGACGATGTTATCGCAGTTCTCGCCGAGTATAGTCAAACTATGAACACTGATGGTCTTATCCCCAGTGCTGAACCTTTCCTTATTCTTTCTGGCGACCATGACTTCCAACAACTGCAGAAGTGGGACAATGTTAAACAGTATGCTCCTGTTCAGAAGAAGTTCTGTAAGTTGAAGGAATCCCCTCAGGCAGTGCTCATGGAACATATTATCATGGGCGATAAGGGTGACGGTGTTCCAAATATTATGTCTGATGATGATACATTTATCAATGGTCAACGTCAGCGTCCTATTCGCAAGGAAGCACTTGCAGTGTGGAAGTATCAGAAACCTGAAGACTTCATCACCAATGATGAAATGTGGCGCAATTTCCAGCGCAACCGTGAACTGGTTGACCTGTCGCGCATTCCTGAGGACATCAAAGTAGCGATTATAGATAGTTATGAGAAACAACTGGGCGGAGATCGCTCAGGTCTGTTGAATTATTTTATTGCAAACCGTATGAAACAAATGATTGAGTTAGTCGATGAGTTCTGAGAGAGTTGGTATTACCGCAAGTTGTTTTGACCTGTTCCATGCAGGTCATGTCCTTATGCTTCAAGAAGCAAAGGAACAGTGCGATCGTCTAGTCGTAGCACTACAAACTGATCCGACAATTGATCGACCAGAGAAGAATAAACCTGTTCAGTCCATTTTTGAGCGATGGGTTCAGGTGGAGGGTTGTAAGTATGTTGATCAGATTATTCCATACACAACCGAAGAAGATCTTCTTAACATTCTAAAGTCATATGACTGGGATGTTCGTATCATCGGGCAGGAATACTACGGTAAGGAATTTACTGGGCACGATCTTAATATCGAGACCTACTACAACTCTCGCCGACACGATTTTAGCACTACAAATCTAAGAAAGAAAATTGAAAATGGCACAAAGACTACAACCAAAAAAGTTTAAGCAAATAGACGAGGCGCTCGATTGGGCGTGTGAGGCAGAAACAACTGATGAACTGCGCGAACGTGTGAGAGCAGTCTCTCTCGGCAATTCTGTTCTCATGCGTTTTGTTGCATGGGGTGTTGGGTATGAGCAAGGTCCATACAATCTTCCCGAGGGTCCAACTCCATACAAGGATGAAGGTCTGCCGTCCAATATGGCAGATACAACCATCACACAGGAGTTCCGTCGACTGTTGACTCTGTTGCCTGAAGGCAGCGCCAAGAAAGTACCGCAGTTCCGTCGCGAGGAAATTTGGATGCAGACATGTCAGGGCGTGCAGATTAAAGAAGCGAAGTTGCTTGATCATATTAAAGATCAAACTCTGCTCGAAGCGTATCCTCGCCTCGCAGAAGTTCTTGAAAGTTTCCTGACAGGGTGGAAAGCGCCAGAGGTTAAGAAGAAGAAGTCGCCAAAAAAATCCTTAGAAACCTTATAAATAAATTCTTTCCAGAAGAAGTTAAGGAACAGAAATGGGGCAAATCCTAGAGCACAAGCATCTCATTGTGCGAGCAGAATTGAATAATCCGCCACAATGCGCAGAGGCAATCCAGGATTGGATGAAGACTCTAGTTGAAAAAATTGGTATGAAGATACTAATGGGTCCATATGCTGTTTACAGTGACATGGTTGGTAATCGAGGTTTGACTGCAGTAACCATTATCGAAACTTCGCATATTGCTATGCATGTTTGGGATGAGGTTTCTCCTGCTCTAATGCAACTGGATGTGTATACCTGCAGCGCTCTTAATACTGCTGATGTATTTGCTGCTCTAGCAGAATTTGAACCGCATCATGTTGAATTTAAATATATTGACCGCGAACATAATCTAACACTACTAGATAAAGGAACGGTGAATGAGGTTCTTTCTATTTCAACATAAGAAAGAACTATGGATTGTCAACGATCCTAACAAGGTTCCCAAACCAAGAGAACTCTTGCTACAAAACAGCAAGATAGAAATCCTCCGAGATAAAGCAGAAGTTCTCGGAAAAGGTTTCACGATTGTTGATAAAGTTACTCGAAAAAAATCTGCAGGACATAGTCCTGAAACTCGCAAAAAGATTTCAGAAGCAATGACTGGTGAAAAGAATCCCTGTTGGGGTGGATTGACTCCGGAACATAAAGCATCGATAAGTCGAACCATGCGAGGAACTAGGCGCAGGGATGGTAATCCGATGTATGCTAGAAGGCATACGTGGGAAACTCGCCGACTCATGGCAATCAAGGCAAGTATGAGGCGTCGCAAGTGGTGTGTTGAACCGAACGGTAAATGCCACCTCGTTGACCCTCTAACTTTCATATTACCAGGAGGTTGGTTGTGGGGTATGAAATATGACCCATATCGTCCACGAGATTAGTTTCAAAAAATGTAGGAGTTTGACGTTCTTTAGTTTATAAATATAATAACTCTCATAAAGGAAATTATACAATGCAACTAGAAATTACCAATGCTGACATAACAAAGACTATTATTAAAAGTCAGCACTGTCAACGTAACTGGGATCTTTCTCAGGAAATTCCTGCTGAAGATTTGAAGGTTCTAGTTGATTGTGTGACTCAATGCCCTAGTAAACAGAACATAGCGTTCTATAAGGCACATTTTATTACCAATAGAGAAACTATTCAAGCGATCTATGATAATACTGACGGGTTCACGATAAATTATAATCCACATCAAACAACTAAGAATACGCAATGCCTTGCTAATCTTCTAGTTGTTTTTGAAAAACATGATTATACACAGAACCTTTCTGACGGTGGAATTCCACGTACTGATCAAACACTACAAATTATGCAAGACGGTGCTCCAAACCAACTAACTATGATGATCATGGAACGTGATTGTCAACTTGCTGTTGGTGTTGCTGCAGGATATCTTAACCTATCTGCCTCGCTGATGGGATATGCTACTGGATGCTGCTCTTGTTTTTACCCAGAAGGTGTTCAAGAAGTCTTGGGCATCGATGGCACTCCACTCCTCCTAATGGGGATTGGGTTCTCTGACGCTGACACAAATCGTCGCGTCCACCATGAAGATAGAGACTTCATTTTCCCAACGAAGAAAAAACAACCAATCGAAGTAAAATTTATCAAATAATTTTAAAATAGGGGCTTGACATTTTCTAACTTTCGAGGTATAGTGGTATTATAGTTTGAAAGGTTTTGATTATGTTGACTCTTGCTGATATTAATGCCGCCACTGGTTCGAAAGATGCGAGCATCTATTCCGATCTCTACAAGGAAGTTTATGGATGTCGTCCGTATAATCCTAAGTTTGAGTCGGTCGAAGCATTCGACGCTGACTTCGAGTATCTTTCGTTGAAACTCGACAAGCAGATCGCGTATGAGCAGGATCGTCAGGCAGCAAACTTTCTTAAGTTTACTGCTCGCGTAGCGGCAACGATGCAACTCGTCGCAGGTTCCACTCGCGAACGTGCTATCGAAATTATCGCTGAAGCAGAAGGCATCACCGCAAAAGAGTTCGACCACTACGGTCTCGAAATCCTCGAGAACGAACTGAACCTGAAGTATGGTTCAATCGCTAAGTGGTTATCGGAATAAAAATTCTTTTTTAGGCTTGACATTTCTACTAAAATAGGGTAGAGTGGAATATAAGATGAGAAAAGGAAATGAAATGATTACGAATCTTTCGGGTGGTGCGTTCGAACTTCGGACTGGTCGCAAGTGGACTCATGGGATTTCTCCCTTTCGTGAGCGCGAAACTTTGAACCTTCGTTGGGAAAAAGTTGGCGCGATCGGTGGTCGGCATTTCTTTGAGATCGACGGTGTGCAGTACTCTGCCAAGACGATCTCGCCTCGCATCGAAGGGATTCAGATGCATAGTGAAAATAAATTTTAAAAAACACTTGACTTTCTCTAAAAAGTATAGTAGAGTGTATAAATAAAGTTTCGGTTCTTTGACATTGTTAGAATAAAATAAGTCTTTCGAGACTTATTTAATGAGCACATTATTGTGAGTCCCGCTTAAGATGCGTGTCAATAGGCATATAGTGTGTTCTTTAAATAAGTTTTGCCCTTATAGCTCAGTTGGTAGAGCAGTTGATTTGTAATCATCAGGTCCGGCGTTCGAGTCGTCGTGGGGGCACCATAATTATCCAGTATTCTAGAACCTACTGGAGAGACCTATGCCAGACTAACAGACGGGGAACGCTGGCGAATATCGGATTCCTTACCGCAATCTAGAATGGGGTTAACCGATAGGGTGTATAGAATAGAATAAGCAGTACCGTCTGCTGAACCACCGTATATACCTTCGGATTATTCGGTGAAAACAAAACGGCAAGTTTATAGTCAAACTACTCGCATACCGTATGGTGTATGGAGTCTGTCGGGAATGTTTGATGTGGGTGTCGAGACGTGAGACACCCATTTTCCCTAATGGCGCAGCGGTAGCGCAGTTGACTGTTAATCAATTGGTCGGTGGTTCGAATCCATCTTAGGGAGCCAGTTTATCGCGGAGTAGAGGAGTCTGGTCGTCCTCGCTGGTCTCATAAGCCGGAAATCGTTGGTTCAAATCCAACCTCTGCAACCAGTTTGAATGTAATGGAAGTTCCTGTGGCGACCAAGCGATTGGGGGAAGATAGGAACGTAAAGAGCGAAATTACCGACAGTAGCGTGTCGACACCTCAGTTGCCATTATGTTCATTAAAAAGTTTTTTGAAATTATTTTCAAAAATGTATTGACAATTACCTTAATATAGGGTATAGTTGAAAAATAGAAATGGCGGTATAGCGTCATTAGAATAATCCAGGGAAACTTGGAAAAAGCAGGGACTCCTACGTAACTGCGCCAGTAATGGTTCATCTATACAAGCCTGAACAAACTCGAAAGAGTCCGTCGGTGGAATGGCGGTAGGCAGTAAGTAATGGTCGAAGGTCCGAAAGGATAGGTTACAGAGCCGAATCGGTGAGTAACTAAATGGGGTGGTACCCATGCCAAGGCAAACCAACATTGCGATTGCTGAATGTTAACAGGTAGTTATTGAGTCTGACCTCGCAAGGAAAGGCAAGATAGCAATACAAACGAAGAAAGTATGGACATACAGTGCTGTGCTGGACTCGTGAAGTATGGTTGATTAGTCCGCAAGACGAAAGACATTAGGAGTGTGGTATTCCGTATCTAACAAGATATGGAGCAACTGGAGCAGCACTTCTTGGTAGGTTCGCAAATTGCTTAATGGTAAAGCAACAGTCTCTTAAACTGTCGATCTGGGTTCAACTCCTGGTTTGTATATAAAAAGCGAAAGACTGCTCCAGTGCTACGTGAAAGGTGCTTAATACCTTAGTCGCAAGGCAATAGGGTCTACGGAAGCTCGCAAGGCAGAAGTAGTTATTCGGATTGAAGACGTAGGTTCTTAGCGGAACCGAACTGCTCGCAAGGCAGACGGAAGAATGATGGATGAATAGCGTAGCATGATAGTGGAAACGCCACCACTTTAAAAAGGCAGCACTGAGTGATACTAGATGACCAGCGATGGCACTAGTGGATAAAGGATTAACACTTCTCGCAAGGAAGTCGGTACGGTCCAAAGGCACTCATCAATTCAGGAGTAATCTCATCCTGTCCTAAGACTTATTAGATGAGTGCACTGCCCGTCACTAATACGGGAGGTTCTGGAACCCAGTGCATTCTTCTAATAAGTTTTTTTTGTTGGGGAATTAGCTCAGTTGGTAGAGCGTCTGCCTTGCACGCAGAAGGTCAACGGTTCGAGACCGTTATTCTCCACCAAGTTAGACCACCTCTGCTGAACCCGCGAAAGGGTAAAGATATAGTTGCAACTGTATTCTTTATCTGGGAAGATCGAAGCGTCCGGACGTAATTCGATCAAGGCACACTGCAGGTGGTCGCTCTTTTTTATGCCCGTGTAGTCCAATTGGCAGAGGCGTCTGGTTTAGGTCCAGAATGTTGGGAGTTCGAGTCTCTCCACGGGTACCATATTATGCCTCTGTAGCTCAGTTGGTAGAGCATCGGTCTGAAGAACCGAGTGTCGGGGGTTCGATTCCCTCTGGAGGCACCACGGTCCCTTAGTTTAGCGGTAAAACACCTGACTTATATTCAGCATCGTCTCCAGATTAGAGAGCGTCGTAGGTTCGAATCCTACAGGGACTACCATTTTTGGATAGGTGGGTGAGTGGTTAATACCAGCAGACTGTAAATCTGCCGCAGTAATGCTACGTTGGTTCGAATCCAACCCTGTCCACCAGTTTAGGCTCGTTAGATCAGTTGGTTAGATCGCTAGCCTGTCACGCTAGAGGCCACGGGTTCAAGTCCCGTACGAGTCGCCAATATACTGCGGTTTGTTTGCATAGAATAGAGGCAGGGTCGACCCTGTGAAACCCCATTGAGCAAACAGTAATACAGAGCAGCGGGGACTGTTCCGTTTAGGTATAAATAAGTTTGTGCTTCGTTGGCGTAGGGGTAACGTATCAGGCTTCCAACCTGAGGTCGTGAGTTCGATTCTCACACGAAGCTCCAAGTTTAATGCCCAAGTATCCCTCTCCGCTACGAACGGAGCCAAAGGTAACTGGAAGTAAGATGCAGGTTCGAATCCTGTCTTGGGCTCCAGATTTATCACGAATGTTAGATTCGCGATAATTACATATAACAACAAGGAATTAATTATGAATATCAAGACTTTTATGGCAGCAGCAGTTATTGCACTTACAGCAGCGTGTACTCCTAGTGAGGATACAGCAACAGTAGCAGAGGCCGCTGGTCCAGCAGCAGATGAAGCACTTGCTACAGCAAATGCAACAGAAGAAGCAGCAGAAGCACCTCTAGATGCTGAAGCAGCAGCACCTGCTCTTGGTGAAAATGAACAACCAAAGTAATTAAAGTTTCGGGGAGTGGCGCAGTCTGGTAGCGCATCTGGTTTGGGACCAGAGGGTCGCAGGTTCGAATCCTGTCTCCCCGACCAGTTTTTGTCGGTGTGTTGTAACGGTAACATGCAGGTCTCCAAAACCTTGCGATCGGGGTTCGAATCCTCGCACCTTCGCCATTTATAAACGGGTGACGTATGTATGATGAAGCAAGAGAAGCAATTCTAAATTCAAGTGAAACGTCATCTGTTTATATCGGTGCCGATTCAATAAGATACAAGAAGCGTAGTGGTGAGTGGTATGCCAAGTATTCCACTGTTATTATTCTTCACAGGGATTCTAAGCATGGTGGTCAATTATTCTCTAGGAACGTAGAGATGCGTGACTTCGGTAACTTACGGCAACGTCTGATCACCGAAGCAGGATTTGCCATTGAAGCAGCAACTGCAATTGTTGATGTGATTGGTAATCGACATCTAGAAATCCACCTTGATATCAATCCAGACCCTAAACATAAATCTAACATTGCTGTTAAAGAAGCATTGGGGTATGTTAAGGGAACTACTGGTCTTGATGCTAAAATCAAACCAGATTCTTTCGCAGCAACACATGCTGCTGATCACGTGGTAAGACATTAATTTGCAGGATTAGCTCAGCGGTAGAGCATCTCGTTTACACCGAGGCGGTCGGCGGTTCAATCCCGTCATCCTGTACCAGTGCCCCATGGTGCAATTGGCAGCACGTCTGATTTTGATTCAGAAGGTTCCACGTTCGAGTCGTGGTGGGGCATCCAGATTAGGAGAGGTGGCAGAGCACGGTTTAATGCACCAGTCTTGAAAACTGACGTACTGAAAGGTACCGTGGGTTCGAATCCCACCCTCTCCGCCATAATAAAAAGTGCCAAGGAAAAAAACTTGGCACTTTTTTTATTTTAGGGCTTGACAATTTCTACATTTCGAGGTATAGTGATATTATAGTTTGAAAGGAAATCGTTATGGAAGTTTTTGTTTTGAAGGGTGGCATCGGGGTTCAGTTGGGCGTCTATGCATCTGAAGATGAAGCACGGGATGCCCACGGTGTATACATTCGTGACGGCGGTCGGTTCCTCGATTCCTACTATATCGTGCGGCAAGTAGTTGGTGCAACTGCAGATGCCGATGCGGATCGGATCTGGATCTAAAGAAAGGAAATTGGTTATGGAAGTTTTTGTTTTGATGGGTGCGATGGATCACGATGCGCATTACGTTCTTGGTGTTTATGCTTCTGAACAAGAAGCAGTAGATGCTTTGGGTGTTTACCTTCGTGACCTCGATGAATCGTGGCATGATGAGTATTATGTCGATCGCCGTGTGCTCGGTGCACATGCGGAATATGATTCCGATCCTCATCGGTACCTCTAAAGTTTTTATGGAAGGTTGATTATGCAAGTTTATGTCGTGAACAATGAATCTCCTGGTGGAGATCACTCGATTATGGTTGGTATCTACTCGACCGAAGAAAAGGCGAGAGAGATGATCAAATTCTTGGAACGTGAAACTCCTGAATGGTATCCTACCTACTCAGTTGAAGACGTTGATCCAGAAGATCCGATGTATTAAAGTTTAGACGAGTAGCTCAATGGTTAGAGCCGACCGCTCATAACGGTTTGGTTGGGGGTTCGAGTCCCTCCTCGTCTACCAGTTAGGGTTGCTACTTAATAGGCACGCGAGGAATCACGGTTAGTTCCTCAACCAGTTTACGGATCATTAGCTCAGTTGGTAGAGCAGCGGACTCTTAATCCGCTTGTCGTAGGTTCGATCCCTACATGATCCACCAGTTTCGGACGCTTAGCTCAGTAGGTAGAGCAACGGGCTTTTAACCTGTTGGTCCTGGGTTCGAGTCCCAGAGCGTCCACCATTTTAAAGGAGTTTGTTATGAGTAAAATGATACTTGCATTTCTGTTCATTTTTACCTGTGTGTTCTTCGGTATTCAAATTGTTCGCGATTTGAATAAATCTGAAAAATTAAGCTTGACTAAATTGCTTGCTTATAGTATAGTGTGTACTGTGATTACGATGGTCGTGATTACTTCAATTGTTTTGATTTTCTAAGGAATAAAGTTATTATGAAAAGTGTTACTAAAGTCGTTCTTCTCGCTGGTCTGATGGCAACGACTGCTGCCTGTACTCGTATTGAAACAGGTGAAGTTGGTGTTCGGCGTTCGTTCGACAAGACCATTGAAACTACTGAGTTGATGCCAGGATCAATCAACCAGACAATGTTCGGTGATGTTATGACATTCCCAACCAAGGACGTGCAGGTTGATGTTTCTGACTTGACTCCACTTGCGTCGGACAACTCGACAGTTGCTGACTTTGACATGGCAGTAATCTATTCGATTAATCCTGGTTCGGTTGCCGAACTGTATATCGAAAAGAATCGTGGTTTCCATGCTGACACTGAAGAAGGCGATACACTTTTGATGTATAATTACATTCGTCAGTTGGGTCGTAATGCTGCCTACAAGGTTGCTCGTCGTTACGAGTCATTGAAGATGGCAGACAATCGTGCTGAGATTGAGCAACTGGTTCGCCAAGAGATTGTCGCGCAACTTGCTTCTGAGAAACTCGATGGTGCTATCTCGATTTCACAGGTTCTTGTTCGTCAGGTAAAACCTGCTGCGAATATCGTAGCGTCTGCTAACCAACTTGTCCAGGCACAAAACGCTGAGAAGCAGAAGTTGGTAGAGGTTCGTACCGCAAAGTTGGAAGCAGAACGTATTGCTGCTCTTAATGCCAACGCTGGTGCTACTAAATACATGGAAGCAACTGCTCTCGTGACAATCGCGGAAGCAGTTAAGGAAGGTAAGGTTTCTACCATTATTGTTCCTTATGACTTCAAGGGTATCGTGAACGTCAAGTAAGTTTGAATGGAAGGTGGGCAGGACGGTAATGCAACGCACTGCTAATGCGTCTACCAGAAATGGTAGAGTGGGTTCGACTCCCACACCTTCCGCCATGGTGGATGTAGCTCAGTTGGTTAGAGTGTCGGCTTGTGATGCCGAATGTCGCGGGTTCAAGTCCCGTCATTCACCCCATGGGGATGTAGTCCAAAGGCAGAGACAGAGGACTTAAAATCCTTCCAGTGTGGGTTCGAGTCCCACCATCCCTACCATTTCGCGTCTGTAGCTCAGTTGGTAGAGCACTCCCCTGATAAGGGAGAGGTCGCAGGATCGAGGCCTGCCAGACGCACCAATGCCAGCAGTGCAAGTGCACGACTGACTCTCATAAGGTTGGTTCGGTAGGAGCGTTACCTACTGCTGGTACCATGTCACGATGGCAGAGTGGTCCAATGCACAGGTCTGCAAAACCTGAAAACCGTGGGTTCGAATCCCACTCGTGACTCCATTCTAAAGGAATATATAATGACAGATGTTATTGCAATTGATAAGTATCGTTTGTTGGTTGAGCGTATCGAAACCATTGAACAAGAAATTGATGCCAAGAAACTAGATCGTAAGAATGTTTACGCTGATGTTAAGAGCGAAGGTTACGATGTTAAGGCAACTCGCCAGATTATTCGCCTCCGCAAAAAGGAAGCGCATGTTCGGCAAGAAGAAGATATGATTCTTGAAACATATCGCACTGCTATTGGTCTATGATTTATGGCCCCGTCGTCTACTGGCTAGGACACGTCACTTTCACTGACGAGAAGGCGGATCGAAACCGCTCGGGGCTACCATAAAGGAATGACATGGATATATTAGTCGCATTACTTACGTCAAGAGACTCTATCAAACTAACCAGATGCATCGAGAGTGTTCTTCCTCAAACCAGTAATGTGGTTGTGGTATGCAACACTCTCGATTTTTCATATGTAGAACAGGCAAGAAAAGTTGCCGATGCATATAATCTAGAGTTTTTAGTTACTGAATCTAATGGCACACCAGCGAGAGGAAAGAACTCTGTTCTAGAGATTTTCCGATCGCGATCGCACGCATATTACATGCAAGTTGATGCGGATGATTATCTTACTCCCGATGCATTGATCAAACTTGACAAGATTGTAACTGAGAATCCAGATGTTGATGTCATTGGTTTAGTCGATGGAGCGATGACGTATAATGGAAGTGCAACAACCAGTAATGCATTTTTGTCCAATGGTAATGTGTTCAAATTTGCTGACGTGCAGGGTACACATAAACTGCGATTAGTAGAACTTGGTAAATTATTATCGAGCAATCTACAGTATAATCGAATGCTGTTGTATTCAAGCAAGGCAATAAACACCTTTGACTTTGACGAGAAATTTATTGGATCAGAAGATATTGTTGCATCTTATAAATTATACTATGATCCAGATATAAATTATGTTCTAACGGATGAGCATCTTTATGTGTATGACTTGGAAGATAGTGGCAATTTCCATACCTTCTTGAGTAATGCGTCTGAAATTAAGAAAGTACTTAAAGAATTGAAAGTCATTTTGAATGAGTCTGCAGTATAAAACAGATCTGAAAACAGCAATAAAGATTGTGGGTAAATTGATTAAAAAACCACACAACACAATCTTTTTGTTTCAGTTACTGCATGCTACGAACGCACCTTCTTTGAAGTGGACATATCAAAAACTACTGGAAACAGAGCAGGGTGGTGGGGTCGCATATTCATCAGAAGAAGTATACGAATACTTTCCTACTCTTGTGAATAGACCAGAAGGTTCTGTCGGTAAACACTGCTACGATATGTTCCCGAACCAAGAACTCCTGATAAAAATAAGCAAACGAAAATCTAACGATACCTGGATTGAAGCGAAGCATCCATACAATTGGATGGCAAGAAGATACAGAGATACACACGACACATGGCACATACTAACAGGGTATGATACAACCATACTGGGGGAGATGTGTCTTGCGATGTTCTCCTTTGCGCAAACTAAATCGCTCGGTTGGTTGCTCATTTCATTTGTTGGGTTTGTCCACAGAGGGATGAAACTGTCTGACATTGGTTTGATACGACAAGCATATTTACGAGGAAAGAATGCCAAGTTCTTACTTGCAGAGAATTATGATAAATTGTTCGATGAGGATTTAATCGCAGCAAGAGCACGGTTGGGTCTATGATTCGTATTGACAGTAATTATCCTATAGAAGAAATGTTGGAATTCTGTAAAGAATCCAAGAATGACACACGTCCTGGTGCCGTTAATATGGATTTCGTTGACTGGGAAAACAAACCACATACTCTACTATATCTTCTGTATAAAGAGAAGAGATTCGATGGCCCCACAAACGGATATGTAATCTGCAAGAAAGGTGATCGAATTGTTTGTGGTCATGGATTTTATGTCTCAGAAATAGATAGAATGGTATGCATGGGATGCCGCACCTATACTGTTCCAGGTATAAATTGTCATGCATTACAGGGCGACATCAAAGACTTCATTTTCGATATTGTTAGAAAAAATGGGATGGCAGGGTTTTTTATCTCGATGAACGAATATAATAAACGATTCGTCCATGGGTATAATAAAATTAATGATCCCGTCAATTTCAAAACTTCTTTTCGTGATGAAACTGGACAGTGGTGGGCGAGGAAAGATAGAAAAATCTCTCCGACAGTACCATGCGACTTCCCGATTAACTTGAAAAATGTAAAACAGTGGATTATATATCATTTGTGGGATTCTTCCTATGAAGAAGAATTGAATGTGAAATTGAAAACTTTGGAATGGATTGATTGATGGCATTAGATGGTATCATTTTTGGTGGGATGATCAATTCAGACGAACCAACACGACCACAGGATTTGTCTGGCATCAGTTATAGTTCTGTTCACAGAAGCGCAGGTTCTCATAGAATTGCCTCGTTCTTACGTCAACATGGACTTGACATTGAAGTCGTAGATTTCGCCCCATCTTGGAAATTTGAAGAATTTCAAGAGTTGATTCGTTCCCGAATGACACCAACAATGAAGTTTGTTGGACTCGGTGCGGTGTTCAATATGAACACGCAAACTCTCTTTCGGTGTTTTGCTTGGTTGAAACAGACTTATCCAGATGTACTGTTGGTAACAGGATCCACTGATTTTTATAATCTTCACTTCATTCCAGTAGACTACATGGTGGTTGGTTATGGCGAACTCGCTATTTTGGAGATCTTAAACGGTACTGCAAAATATACTGACGAGGTTATTGATAAGGAAGGTAACAAGCGTCGAACGGTTCATGCACTTAAACAGTATCCTGCGTATCCAATGCGTAATCTTTCAATCGATTATGAAAAACGAGATTTCCTACAACCATTTGAGTTGCTTACTATGGAAACAAGTCGTGGGTGTAGATTTAAGTGTGCGTTTTGCACTTATCCTGTTTTGGGAGTGAAAGATGATCATACCAGATGCTCTGATGACTTTCATGATAATCTTATGCGTAACTATGATAACTATGGTGTCTATCGATATTCGATCGCAGACGAAACTTTTAATGATCACAGCGAGAAAATTGTCAAGTACGCAGACGTTGTAGAGAAACTTCCATTTAAACCAAATTTCGGTGGATATATCAGAGCAGATTTGCTGCACACAAGACCACAAGATATAGAACAGTTAGCAAGAATGCGATTCAACGGGCAGTTCTATGGTGTCGAATCCTTCCATCGTCCAAGTGCTGCTGCCATTGGTAAAGGGATGGATCCTGCTAAAATACAGCAAGCAATTCTTGACACCAAGGATTACTTCATGAAACACAATGGATACTATCGAGGAACCCTCAGTTTTATTGTAGGATTGCCGCACGAGACAGAAGAAACTATGAACGAAACAATTAAATGGTGTGACGAAAACTGGAAAACCAACAGTATGCAATGGACTTCATTGATTATTGCCAGCGATCACGCCAATGTTAAGCAAAACACATTATCTACGACGTATGAAAAGCAAGGTTATACTCTTGTTGATTCAGAAGAAATTATGCTCGATGAATCTCATCCTGATCTCAAACGAATACTGCAAAGCAATTTTGTAGTCCCGGAATTAAAGACTTACATGCAGACCATTGTCCGTAATCTAAAACCAACGGTATTGTTACATCACTGGAAAAGCAATACAGGTATGACAGAAAGAGATGCCTTGTTGTGGATTGCCAATAATGTCTGGGGTGCCGAAAAGTATATGAATTTCGGAGTAGAACATTGGAAAATGGCAGAATGGTATGTTGCAGGTAAAACTGATCAGGATATGATGGGTTCGTATCAGGATCTAGGTGGTGTTAGACCGTCACTACATACTAAAATTGATTTTATTGAAAAATATAAGCAACAAAAACTTAATGTCACGCAGTAATAAATATTGCCATGACAGAAAAAATGAAAATCGCAATTACAGGACATACTAGTGGACTTGGGCTTAGCATATACAACCACTTCAATCAAAAACCTGAATGCGCAGTGAGAGGAATAAGCAGGGCAACAGGATTCGATCTAACAACTGATGCAGATGAAGTTATCCAACTAATCAAATCAAACAACTTTGATTATTTCTTCAATAATGCATATGTTGATGGTGTTCAATCTAAACTGTTGCGGGAATTGTCTGAGCATACATGCGTAATATCATCTGGGTCTATGGCAGCAGATGCAGCGCAGGTAAAACGCGAACCATATTATGTGAACAAATTTGATTTAGAGTGCACGCATAGATCGATTAAAAGAAATAATAAATTACCTATGTTATTGCTGAAGATGGGATATCTGGAGAACTATGTGGATAAAGAACCTGTCTCATATGACACAATCGTAAGTGCTATAGATTTCTGGATGCAGAATCCTAGAGTGAGTATGATTGAATTTGACAACATAAACTATTCAAAAAACTTTCCAGAAATTAACAAATACATCGAACAAAAAAATGATTAAGGTTATCGGTAACATAGATATAGATCTGGTCGTTAACCAGTACAAGGCGATTGAAGACCAAATACAGTGGGTGGAGATGCCTCCACACCACAAACAAGCAGGTTTGCAGTATGCCGAAGAAACAGAAAATCTCTGGGCAGGTGGAACAGGAAAACTGACAGGTCTGGTCAATCCAGAGCATCAATATAACAATCTAAATCCATTGTTACGAGGAACTATTTTCGAAGATATTATCAATGAGCACAAATTGGTAAGAACTCGCTTTATGTGGGTAAATCGTATGAGTTGTTACAGTGTGCATAGAGATCTGAGTCCTAGAGTGCATGTTCCAATAATTACAAATCCAGAATGCTATTTCGTACTCAAACAAGGTTCAGAAGGATTGATTGAGCACCTACCAGCAGGTAAGGTTTACTGGGCTGACACACGCATACACCACACATTCATGAATTGCTCACTGGAACCAAGATTGCACCTGATTGGTGTTCCTGTCAGCGAACAAAATTATTAGGAGTTATTATGCCAGTATATGATTTTATAAACACAGAAACAGGTGAAGAGTGGGAAGAAAAGATGTCATACGATGACATGAAAACACTCACGAACGATGGAACAGTTAAGATTCTCTACAAGAAGATTAACTTCTTGCATGCTCCTGGTTCCGACGGTGGCGGGAAGGTTCCTGATCACTTCAAGGAAGTCATGTCTCGCGTCGCCGATGCCAATCCCAATTCTCCTCTCGCAAAGGAGTATGGTTCTAAATCTGCCAAGGATGTTAAGACACGTGATGTGGTAGAAAAAATCAGAAAAAAAGCAGGTGGATCTCTAATTGGATGATTTAGGGGCTTGACATTTTCTCATTTTTAGGGTAGAATGAAATATAAGATGAGAAAAGGAAAAGTGAAAATGATTAAAGTTTACCAAATCCAGTTGACCGACGCTGAAATCGCTGCCGTAAACAACGGCGAAACTAGCGACCGCATTAAAGCGTACTTCGACCGTTCGTTTGAACGCACCTTCAAGGCGGAGAACTTCCAGCACTACACCCATGTTGCTAACGTTGATACCAATGACATGGAAGAAGCATTCGCTGCCATGAATCTTTGGGAAGGTGCTACGGTTGAGAAACTCGGTCCCTGCTCCTCGATGTCGGTTGGTGACATTCTTGAGGTTGACGGTAAACTGTTCCGTTGCGCTTCTTGTGGGTTTGATGCAATTTAAGGATATTTGATATGACTGAAGTTGTGCAAAAGAACATGTTCCTCGAAACTATGAAGTGGGCAGGCACTGCATGTGTCGTCGTCGCCGCGACCTGTCGTGCATTTGATTATCACACGGCAGATCTGTTGATCTCTATCGCTGGTGCTGGTCTCTGGGGTTATGCTGGGTTCGCTATGAAGGATAAGGCACTGATTGCAGTAAATGCGTTTGTGGTTGGTATTTTGATTGTAGGAGTTATCGTATGAGTTATTGGCTTTTAGTATTCCTGTTCACGCCAGAAGGTGAGTTCTTGGCTAAGGACGTTTATGAGACTGCGGGCAAGGAGCAATGCGTTGCCTTTGCTGGTGATGTAGCAAAGACCTTGGTGAATAGCAAAATTCAGGCCCAGTTTCATTGCGTAAGCGATGACCATTATATGGGTCGTGAACAGGATGAGGGTGTAGACTATGACTAAATCGGATTTCTGGACTATTATGGTTCTACAGTGGGCATTGTTTACTGCCATTCTGTTTATTGGTTGGATTATCATGTCTACAAATAATCTTGAAACAGAACTAGAATACATGAAGAATTACAATAGTGTTATTACCACGGAAAATCTACAAGATATTATGTGCAATGGGAATCCAGTATGATGACTAAATGGACTGAGCGATTTCTAGATCTTGCCGAACATATCGGCACGTGGTCATATGACCCTCGTACCAAGCTGGGTGCAGTGATTGTTGATGACCGCAATCGTATCATTTCCATTGGTTACAACGGATTCCCTCGTGGTGTATTAGATAAGGCGGAACGATATGAAGACCGTCCCACTAAGCATCTGTTTGTAGCACACGCTGAACGTAATGCGCTGGACAATTCACCCATGAGTGTTGAGGGATGTACGCTGTATGTCCCACTGCTCCCATGCAACGAATGCGCCAAGAGCATCATCCAACGTGGTATCTCGAAGGTGGTCAGTTACCATCCCGATCGCGAGGACACATTCAACTGGGATATTACCAAGCAGATGTTCCACGAAGCAGCTGTTGCATTGCAATTGGTGCATAAAAATGAAGTTTGATGTTCTACAAAACGCAGTCGTCTTCAGGAACGTGTTTGAAGATCTTTCGGCGTTTATCGAAAACCAGAAAGAAAAAACACTCATCGAAAGCGGAATTGTTCGATCAAATAATGCTGGTTATGACAAAGACTTTCGGTATTCATCACAAGCAAATGTTAGTTCTTCAAATCCTGTAGTAGAGAAGATTCGTGAGTTGTCCAGGTATGCGAATGAAAATCACTTTAGGATAAACATCTCGAAATATTCGCATGAGAATCATTTTGTGCAGTATGATGTGAATGGTAAGTTTGATGCACATAGTGATATTATCTGGAGGGCAGATGTCGACAATCTAGACATGTATCCTGTTCGTAAAATCACTTGTGTTACACTACTGAATGATGATTTCGCAGGTGGTAAGTTGGCACTCTGGTATACAGGGCAGAGATACAGTTTTCCCTTCAATAAGGGCGACGTGATTCTGTTTCCCTCATATGTTCAACATAAAGTTGATCCAGTCGAGTCAGGTGTCAGATACAGTTTAGTTTCATGGTCTTATGGTGAATTTTAATCAAAATTCTATTGACAAATACCGTGAAACAGCGTATAATGCTAATAATGATTGAGTCGAGGAGTAAATAATATGGATATTCAATTGACAATGGAACGTATTCAGAATGCTCGGCGAGCGATGGTTCGTGCTCAAAATCCTGCGTTCCGAAAGTTGTGGGATGATATTGCGAACAAGTTGTTTGCTGAACTCGAAGATTATGGGCAACCATGGTTGCGAACTTATGATGGAAAGTTGAATTAATGCCAAAATATCTTGTAGAAACTGTTAGTGTATTCCGCATGCGGTATGTAGTCGAGGCGAAGACTGCATCTGATGCTAGGGATGAGGTCACCATGAGTGTTGGTGATGATTTTAAAGAGTTCTCGCAACTCCATCTCGACGAGATGATTTCATCCACTCGCGAGATTGATCAGGCAGAGTATCTTCGCATTTTTGATGAGGATAATGTTTATCTGAAAGACTGGACTGAAGAGCAGAAACTTCAATTCGTGAATGTGATTAATTATGACGAGTGATAATATTCTATTCATTATCATAATTCTATTGCTTTCTGTGACAGTTTATAGTATATTCACCTCTAAAGTCACTGCTGAAGAGCGCGACGAAATGTTAAATGATAAGGAAATGTTCCCGTGATTATTCAGAATGCCGTAACATGTCTCGGTTGCGGGGACTTCATTGTCTCCAAGCATCGCCATGACTTTGTGACATGCACTTGTGGTGCCATCTCTGTAGATGGTGGGCAATCCTACCTTCGTCGTGTTGGTGATTTTGGCAATTCGATCGATCTCTCTTGGAGTCTGCCCGATGCTGTTTACGAAGATTGCGCAGAGGCAGTACAGAATGCCATGGATAGTGGTCGCAATAAGTTTGGCATCGCTAATGCTGTGATGCGCACTCTGCGTGAGTATGAACGCATCGTCGCAGAAGGCGAGCAACGTGTGTTGGCAAAGAGCATAGGTCTCGACGAGATTATGGTCGAGGAAGCAGACGGAAGTTATAACCGTTATAAGAAGGTGAATGAAGATGACTAAGATTTCAGTAGAACTTGATGTTGAGCAGTTTGATAAACTAGTTGTAGAAGAATTGATCAGAACTCGCGAGGCATTTCTCAATGATCTCGGCGCAAACAATCATGTGTTTGTGTATGGTGATCAGGAAGCAGATGACATCGAGATTCAGAAGCATATTGATTCCCTTGATGATTTGATCAAGTGGTTTGGCACACCAGAGCAAGTAAAAAAGGTGTTTGGTGATGAAGACTGATGAAATTAAAGGCAAGATGATTGAAGCAATCCCGTATGTTGCAGTGTTTGGCATCGCCGCACTTGCTGTATATGGGGTAACAAAACTCGTTGAGGCAACAAAAGAACTTGACTTTCCACTTGATTTCGGGTATGATGAATATCTAGATAAAATTATTGATGAACAAGGAAAATAAGTGACATATTATATTCGTAATGCAAATACCTATCGCGTAACAGATAAGAACTCTGTCGACATCGCGACATCTCTACCTGCTGGCAACTATGTTGTCAAGGCAGACCAGTTTGGTGCTCTTTTCCTCGAAACCGTTGAACCGTTCGAACCGCTGAAGAAGTATTATGGTGATACACTTCGCAATGCTGATCGCATCATGCGCACGTTCAATGACCGAACATCATCAACTGGTGTGCTGCTGACTGGCGAGAAGGGTTCGGGTAAGACTCTGCTGGCAAAGCACCTGTCTATCATGGGTTATGCTGCAGGTATGCCGACAATCACTATCAACTCTGCGTGGGTTGGTGACTCATTCAACAAACTTATTCAGGATATTGAGCAACCATCCATCGTTCTGTTCGATGAATTCGAAAAGGTGTATAATCGCGAGGAGCAAGCAAAGATGCTGACTCTACTCGACGGTGTGTATGCAAGCAAGACGCTGTTCATTCTTACCTGTAATGACAAATGGCGCATCGATAATCACATGCGTAACCGTCCTGGTCGTATCTTCTACTCGATTGACTTCAATGGTCTGTCGGAAGAGTTTATTCGCCAGTATTGCGAAGACGTTCTTGATGACAAGAGTCACATCGACCAGATTACTAAGATTGCTACGCTCTTTGGTGAGTTTAACTTTGACATGCTCAAGGCAATGGTTGAAGACATGAATCGTTATAAGGAAACTCCACAAGAAACAATGCGTCTCTTGAATGCGAAACCTGAGTATGATCAAACCGAACCCAAGTATGACATTGAGTTGATCATCGATGGTGAAGCAATTGCAAAGGAAGATCTCGACGATTACGAGGTTGATTTCAATCCTCTGACGCGAGATGAATTCACGATTTATTATGACTTGGTCGAACCAGATGAAGACGATGATGAAGACGATGTGTTGACAACAAAAGTTCGGAGTCGTACTACTGGGGTGCATTTTGTCCCATCTGACTTGAAGCATGTTAATGCTAAGGCAGGTACGTTCATCTTCACAAACGCTGATGGCGCCACCGTTCAATTCACCAAGAAGTCACCTGACAAGAAGAGTTTCTACTGGGGTGCGCTGTAATGAAAGTCAATATAGGTCCATATCCTCGCTGGTTCGGTCCATACCAGATCGCAGAAAAGATTCTGTTCTGGAAGGACAAGGACGATGATGCAGTTTTTGCATTAGGGGAATGGTTGGACAAATACACACCAATTGCCAGAATAGCACAATGGTTTTTCCATAAGAGGAAGGTCAAGATTCGTATCGACCCATATGATACATGGAGCATGGACCACACTCTTGGTTTGATCATTGTGCCTATGCTAAAGCAACTCAAGGCGACAAAGCATGGTTCTCCTTGCGTTGATGATGAAGATGTACCTGAAGAACTTCGTTCCACCTCTGCTCCAGCAAAGGAGAATGAATGGGATGTTGATGACAACCACCATAAGCGTTGGGATTGGGTTATGGATGAGATGATCTGGGCATTCGAACAGAACATTGATGATTCTTTCCCCGATCGCTTCTGGACAGACTATGTGTATGACAGAGATGGTCACAAAAAACACGAAGAACGTATCGATAATGGCATATTGTTATTTGGGAAATATTATAGAGGACTATGGGACTGATGGTTAAAGAATCAAAGGGTGGTGTCTTTGCACCGACAGATTATCCTGTAATTAAACGTGCGTTGCACTCGTATCTTATTGAGTGCATGCGAACAGAAGGTGTCAGCGAACGAGACCCACATCCAGATACAGCAATCATTTCTAATTTACTACACAGATTGGGTCGCATTCAATCATGATAAATAAGTCTATGATTGAACCTACTAAAGACCCCAAGTTGAGACTTAACTTTCAAGAGAGGCAGCAGAAACGCATGGCTCTCATGAGTGATGTCAGTGACTACATAAAAGAAACAATTCTATATTGTGATGATGAAGAAGAAATGATTGCCCTCGGATCTGTGTTGCAGATTCTGTCTAAAGATATTCTTACGACAGTGATGGCACGAAATGATTGGAAAAATGCAATCACAGAATTCGCCTCTGATGTGGAAAAAGAAACAGATTACGCCAGCATTCGGAAACAATATAGAGATTACTTGTAATGGCATTTCAAGTTCCCAATATCGCACACGACCCAGAGTTCGAGTTCCCTAACTGGAACCACAAATGGGGTGGTGGTCTATACAAAGGTATCTTTACCCAACAAAATAAGAACTTTTATTCTGCATTTGAAAAACTCATTGCACAGGAGAATATTGTTCGTGTGCTAGAGATAGGTACCGCAAATGGTGGTTTTATTCGTGCAGTGAGGGATTTAACAGATGCCGAGATTATTACCTATGATGTAATAGAAACTAAGCATAAAGCGACCCTCGAAGAGAATAATATTTCGGTAAACGTCAAAAGCGTATTCGATGATTTCGATGCTGTAGAAGAATATATCTCTGGAAAAGGGCAGGTTCTTGTCCTATGCGACGGGGGAGATAAGAGATACGAATTTCATGTGTTCTCTAAAATGCTGAAGTCTGGGGATATTATCATGGCGCATGACTATTCCTATGATGAGGCAATGTATCGCGCATACATACGTGAGAATGTATGGCGTTGGTGCGAACTCCAGTATAAAGACATTGCCTTCGCCGTAGAAACTCAAAATCTAGAACCGCTTATGACTGAAGATTTTCAAGAAGCAGTATGGACCTGTTGGAAAAAGGCTTGACATTTATCCCATAATATAGTATTATGGGAACATGACTGATAGAAGAAACCCAAAAGTTCGCCGTTCCAAGTGGGACAAAGTCCTGAAGATTCCAGGATACAATTACAAAAAATCATTTTACACAGGTTTTGTGTGGACATACACCAACTGTATGGGCAAGGATTATCACAGTGAACTCACCGATCGTGGGTGGAAATGTGACTGTCCTGGATTCTCATTTCACGGTAAGTGCAAACATGTTCATAAATTCCACAAACAATTGACAGGTGACATTTATGAACCAAAGTATGCAATATGTTAATCGCTAGATTTCTAGTAGAGAATGCAATCCGAGGATTCCTATTCGCGTTGCTGTATGCTGCTGCCAAGTTTTTCATTACAGGCGAGCACATCGGTGAGATGTTGTTTCTTATCTGGTTTGTCGCTGGCACCATGTTGTCGTTATTACTCAAGTTAATTGAAGCAATCGAAATTTATCATAAACTAAAGGAAATGAATAATGATCATTAATACACAACTTTTGACCAATGAAATGCTCAACGACATGCAAGAAGAAGCAGGTGAGATGGGACTGACTGGTAACATCTATGTCGATGCTCGTGGTGCTTCACCCAAGGAACGTGATGAAGTCCGCCGCATTCTTGCTGAACATTATGATGCATTACGCACTGCATTGAAAAATGTAGGATCTCACTGGGGTTAAACTAAATGTTTGATGATGATGAACGTATTAACATTATGTTGATCAGGGATGTGGTAAAGAGTAAGTTTCGCGAACTCTTATCCGATCTGCCTGTCGACACATATCCATATTTCAAGGATTCCATTCTAACTGGTGGGTGTTTTGCATCTTTGTTCAACGGTGAAATTACAAACGACTGGGATGTGTATCTCAGGGATGTTGATACTGCTGATCGGTTCGAATCATTTGTCATGAGTGATACTCCGACTCTGAATGTAGTCAAAGATGCGACTCCTGGGTACATGGCAGAAGTAAAGGTGCAGGGCAAGTTAGTTACTGCCAATGCAATAACGTTTAAGAATAAACTGCAGGTTATCACTCGCACATGCAAGGCACATCGTGAGACGTTCGACTTCATTCATTGCATGCCATACTTTGACATGGCAACACAGCAGTTGTTTATCTCTCGTGCGCAGTATGACAGCATTAAGCAGAAGAAACTCGTGAAGAATCCTGCGCATGTGCAACGGTTGTCAGCGCATAGAAGAGATAAATTTTTAGAGCGTGGATGGACGTTTGGGGCTTGACTTTTATCACATTTCGAGGTATAGTGGTATTATAGTTTGAAAGGAATTGTTATGCCATATTTTTTGATTTTCGCTGGTTTGCTGACGATGTGTGTTCCTGAAGATGCAGGATTTCTTCAATTCGCTTTACAGGGTGCTGCTGGTCTTGCTCTGTTTCTGATTGGCACTGTCAACCTGATCAATACGCCTACTACTGTTCGTTAATAAGGGAATTATACTATGGCAAATCATGTTACATCGCGTGTCGAAATAGATTGTAATGAAGCAGCACAAGTCCTTGTTGAGCAGTGGGCATCTGCTATTGATGCAATGGAAGTTGATCCGCCCAATGGTAATGGTTGTAAATATGTCTGGAACATAATGGAAAATGTTCCTGCTGATGTGACACATCAGTGGACTGCTGACAACATCGGCACCAAGTGGTGTTACTTTGACGACATGTATGACAATACATTTGTCATGACATCTGCGTGGGACTGGCCGATTAAATTCATAGATTGGATGACGGCACAAATTCTAGCAATCGATGAAGATGCATGTATCACAGTCACCTTTGAAGACGAAGGTGCAAACTTTGCTGGGTATCATATCTACACGAAACTCGGTGAACGTGGTGATACCATTGATTGGGATGACCTCGTGCAGATGGTATCTGAGGCATTACCAGAGATAACTGAACTCGAAGAAGGCAGTGATGCATATTTTGACATGTTGTATGATAACATCTGGGATGCTATTTACAAATGGCAAGAAGAACAAATCGACCAAAAAGGAAACTGAGTATGATTCATAGTGTATTTGATATTGTTCCACGCAATGTAGCAATTTCTCTTGTTTGTGGTGATGCTGACATTTTTAATGTTGGGTATTATGATAAATTGTATGCATATTATGCATCTGACATGCCATATGGTGTTGCCAAGGCACGGACAGGTGATCCAGATGAGTGGATTCTTAATCGACTAGAAGAAGATCTCGGTGTATGAGGTACGAACTCCGCCGTTGGACTGATCAGTCTAGATCTTCGTTTGTAGTCAGACAAAAGTCTGATGATTACGGTGCAATCAACCAGCAGTTTAATCGTGCGTTTTTTGCATCCAGCGAACCAAATTTGTTACACATTGTAGATACGGAGGAAGAACATGCGATGCAGAATTAACAGTGACGATTGGGAAGATTTAGGTAAAGTATATTTCGTGCACGCACTGAACAATCGGGCAAACTCTACCGCAGTGGCACTTGTTCTAGAGGATGATGGCGGTAACATCCACAAGCGAGTCGTGGCATCGCATCAGATTGAATGGGTTGAAGAATAATGGCAATTTATAATGGACCTCCTACTGGAAATCCAGGAGCAACACCGTTCAAACCGATGGACTGGGATAGTATCAGTATCCCATATGATCAATCGCATAGCATTACAGCGGTCAACACTCTCGGAACGACCATCAGTCTTCCAGGTGAACTGCTTGATTTCCAGATGAAGCATGATCTTGATTACATTAGAGCATCTGGTCTTCCCGAGGAAGACTTGAATAATCTTCTGAAAAAAGAAATGGCAACGAAATTGGCACAGAAGATGATGGACGATGGTCATATCCTGTTCACCAAGCAGACAGATTTGGCAGATAATTCTATTCGCTATCGTGCATACACATGGGTGGGCAACAAAGATTTCATTGAACAGCAGAGAAAAAGAAAATAGGGGCTTGACTTTTTCGAGAAAATCGAGTATAGTGGTTATATTGATTGAGTGAAAAGGAAAATTGATTATGACGATTTCGAAGTTTGACCGCACCTCGCTGAACACCCTCCGCTCTGACCTGCAGGCAGTGCTTGATGCATATGCCGCCAACCATGGTCTTGAGTTTGACATTGGCGGCATTCGCTTCAGCGAAGCAGAAGCAACCATCAAGGTTGTGTCAAAGATCAAGGGTGCTGTGACTCGCACCGACCTGAACCTTCAGCGCATGATGCAGGCATATGGTCTGGTTGCAGAAAAGAACGGTCGCAAGTTGGTTCGCTACGATGTCCGTAAACCAAAGTATCCGTTCATCTATGAAGAAAACGGCAAGCAGTTTAAGACGACTGCCGACCGTGCTAAGTATCTTTTTGCAGCGTAAGGAAGTTTGATTATGTTTGGATTGTATGTAATTGTTGCCATTGTTCTTGGTTTGTTTTGTGCGTATCGTATGGGACAGGTAGATGACTACACTCGCCGAGAGATTGGTCCGCTATTGTCCTTTTGTGTTTTGTTCTGGCCGCTAGTGCTTATCTTTGGTATCATAGCAGGTCCATTCGTTGGTGTCTATTACCTCGGACATAGGAAGCGTGAAGCAGCACGTGCTGCAGCAAAGGACAAGCAATGAGCAACACTGGCATGACATTGTGTCCTCCTAGTTTTGTTCATGCCCCACCACCGCCACCAGCATGGACCATGTTTCTACCTGAGAAGATGGAACTGCGTGTTGTAGAGTATACCAAGACAGATAACAGTGGTATCGAACGCATTGTCAAGGTAGAACTGCAATATTGCATGCACAATTTCGACCAATATGGTAACAGAACACACTCAACTCCATGGGAATCAGTCGAGCGTGTGAAGATTAACATGGATGCTTGATCTGCGCGAACCACATGAGATAATTCGCCAGCGTCGACACCAGATGCTGGTGCACTCATATCTGTATTATGTCAAGGATTCTCCCGTAATCACTGATGACAAGTGGCAGCAGTGGGCAAATGAACTGACAGATCTACAAACACGACATCCAGAAGCAGCAAAACTGGACTTCTATGATGAAGTGTTTGTTGATTGGGATGGTTCAACTGGCATGCACTTACCATTTGATCCTTGGTTAGAGAAAAGAGTAAAGGAACTATATAATGTCTGAGAAATTGAACTTGCTTCGTGAAGAAACACGACGCTACTATCATCGCCAAGATGGCGGTATCATCTTGAAGATTGAAGAAAAGACTTTCATCGGAATGAGAGATGGCGAAGAAATTTGGGAAACTAAAGTAAAAACAATCCCGTTAATTGAGGAGTAATAACATGGAAAATTGGAAAGTACACCCTGACATTGTTCCCAATGTCGTATTTAAGACTCGCGTTCGCGATGACTCCATCGAGGGTCCAAATCCCTATCGTTGGCAGGAACGGACTAGTTTCGATTACTTTGCAAATAAGCGAGTAGTTCTGTTCTCCCTTCCAGGTGCATTCACACCCACCTGTTCTACTTACCAACTGCCTGATTTTGAGAAACTGCATCTGGAGTTTCATGATCATGGTATTGATGAGATCTACTGCATGTCAGTGAACGATGCATTCGTAATGAACTGCTGGGCGAAGGATCAGAATCTAGAGAATGTCAAGGTAATTCCTGATGGTTCTGGTGTCTTTACTCGTGATATGGGCATGCTGGTAAGCAAGGACAATCTTGGATTCGGTATTCGTTCATGGCGGTATGCAGTCATTGTTGACAATGGTCGCATTGAACAGTGGTTCATCGAACCAGGAAAGACTCATGAAGCAGAGGATGATCCATATGGTGAAACTTCGCCGCAGAACATTCTAGAATGGTTAAAGAAAAATCATTGACTTTTGCCTAGTTTTAGGGTAGAATGGTAATACTAAGAAAAGGAACTAGATTATGATTGATATTTTGACCAATACTAAAGATGCCAGTGTTTTTGACAAGTTTGACCAACTGCGTATCTCTGAATCTCGACTAGATTCCACCATTCGTTACTTCCCTGAGAGCAGTGAGATTGCTCGGCAGAAGTTTATCATTGCAGATCTACAGTCCAACATGACCAGTGCTGAACTGGTTGAGTATGATACAATCAAGAATGCAGTTGCCACTGCTGAAGAACTCAAGAAGCAACGTGCTGCTGACATCAAGCGCATGAACGAAAACCGTGATAGTCAGAGCATCTAATGGGACACTATGATGATGAACCACGTCGTCCATGGGGGCAAACTTGGCGTGATCAGTGGCCGCACAACATCCGAGGTAAGTCGGCAGATGTTGTCATTCTGGATGAATACACTGAAAATCTAGGTGATGCACTGAATACGCACATGGCAGACTCATACAAGCAGACTGCATTAGATAAACTGTTCGGAGTAAAATAATGACTGAGCAAGAATGGAAGAAACTACCACTACCAACTGAATCACCACTGATTCCGTATAAGCGATATCGTGGTAGCAAGGTAACATGGTCGAGTGGCAAGACTGCCTACTACTGGGTGGAGTATCACTTTTGATTGTAACTTACCTACCATGGTTGATGTCTGCCATGACTATCTGGATGACGTTGCTGGCAGGTAACAATCATCCACGTGCATGGGCAGTTGGACTGATCAATCAGGTGTTCTGGGTAACATGGATTATTGCCAGTCAGACGTGGGGACTGATTCCCATGAGCATTGCACTGGGCATTGTCTATGCTCGTAATCATTTTAAATGGAATACAAAGGAGAAATCTAATGCTTGAATGTTTAATTATGGGTGACAGTATCGCAGTTGGCACCAAGATGTTTGCACCCACTGAGTGCGTATCCTACTCCAAGGGTGGATACAACACGTGGCAGTGGAACAAACGCTGGGGTAGCACACCACTGGAAGCAAAGACTGTAGTAATCAGTCTGGGTACCAATGATCACAACGGTGTGAATACCTTCAAAGAACTGTCGAAGGTTCGATATCGTATTCGCTCCGTGAAGGTCGTATGGATTATGCCTCCGTGTAACAGTGGATTCTGCAAACCCAAGGTAAATGCCGTCGTAAAGCAGATTGCTGCACAATACAATGATGTCACTATCTCTACATCCTATGTCCAACCTGACAAAATCCATCCATCATGGCGTGGATACAAGGATCTGGTAAAGAAGTCTGGTATCTGACATGAATCAGAAGGAAAAACTCCTTCAACGATATAAAGAGGCACTCGAGCGTATCGAAAGGTTCGGACACTCACATGGACACGGACATGGATACACCTGTGCAAATATAGCAGAGAAGGCACTGAAGAATGAGTGATGCACCATATCTCGGTCGAACACTTGAGGATGCACTGAATCGTGCTGATCTAGACAAGAAAATCCTACCACAATTTGCACAGGTATTTCCAGCAGACTATGATTGTATTATCCTTGCTGAGTATATACGTATACTCGAGGCAGTCTGCGGTCCACATCTAAAACTTGGCAATGCTGGGTATCCTGTGGATGACTAGAGAGGAAAAGATCCAAGCAGCAATAGAAGCAGCAATGGAACGTGCTCGCAATGATCCTGTGAATCGCGAAGCATTTGTATATCTCTGGTATGATGGTAACACACATAAATTCTATCTCGGTTGGCATCTTGGAACTCCTAATGATGGATATACCCATTCCTCAACTGTAATGCCAAAATTTACTGCTGACAACATTCCTCCTGGATTTCGCAGACGCATTCTTGCGTATGGAACACGTGATGAGATGATTGCACTAGAAGAACGATTATTGACTGATCGATACTTCCATGGTAAAAAGATGAAAGATCTGAATGAGGCAGAAACAAACCGAATCTTAGAGAAACACTATGGTATAAAATCCAAGGAAGATAAACATAAACCTACTTCTCGCTGGCACAAGTATTACAACGAAGGAATCGAGTGGAAATTTAAAAAGAAGCACCAGTATGATAGTGACAAGGATCGCGAAGTAAGAGCATTTAAAAAGTGGCGTCGTGTAGGTGGCATGAGTGCTAGTAAAGCAATGAAGAATGTGTGGTAAAAACAATTGACTTTTGTGTAGATTTTTAGTATAATGTATGAATAATGGTGAAACAATAAGGAGTGATTATATTATGAAACGTAGCAAAACACACGGTGTTGTATATCGCAAAACAGTCAGTGAACGGCATCTAACATTACCATTCGAGGGTGTCCCAAAACTCGTAGTAACAACTAAGTACTGCCCATGCTGTGATAGTCATCTACCACTGGCACACTTTTATCTGAAGTCTGAATTTCCTGGTGATGAACGACTGCGCAATCAATGCGTAGAGTGCTGGGATGAACATAATGGACGCAATCGCGAAAAATCTCCTGATGCATCTGCCTCTCTGGTAGCGCTGTTCTAAATGACTGATGAACAACTAATCGCCCATGCGCTGTATGTATACTGGCAACAGGCACAGTATACCCCAGAACATAAACTCGCTACTCGTGCGTATGAATTATATGAAAAATATAGCAACAATCCCACTCGATAAGAACAATCGTATGCTGCGTATCGGATTCGGTAAGCACAATGGCAGATGGTTTGCACGTATAGATCTATGGTATATTGGAGTAAGAATCTCATGATAAAATACATAGTTGAAAACATCAGTGAATATGGTCCACTGGAATGGAGCATGGTAGTATCAATCCTAGTAGCACTGATACTCCTGGCATGATATTTCACGCTGATAGAACAACACCCAAGGACGGTCGCATCTTTGTATTCGGATCGAATCGAGGCGGCAAGCATGGTGCAGGTGCTGCACTGGAAGCAAGACTACGATTCGGTGCATTGCTAGGTCATGGTGAAGGTTTGGTGGGTAATTCATATGCAATCCCCACCAAGACTGCGAACTTCGAATGCCTGTCACTGGAAGAAATCGAGCAATATGTGGAAACATTTGTTCTATTCACGCTGGAGAATCCAGACATGCAGTTCTTCGTAACACGTGTCGGATGCGGTCTGGCAGGCAATAAAGACGAGGACGTTGCACCCATGTTCCGTGGTGCAATCAACTGTTCATTCCCAGAGAACTGGAGGAGTTATCTGACATGACTGATGATGGTTACCCAACTGATGAAGAACTGCGGTTAATCTCTAACTGGTCTGTGAAGGATATTCCTGGATGGTTTGCATTTGTTCAATCTCTCTGGGCATTGACTGACTGGAAGATCGAAGATGCAGTAGATGATATATCCGAACGTCCTGTAACTCGCTACACAATAAGCACTGGTGGATGGTCTGGTAATGAGGAACTGATTGGTGCAATGCAACGTAACTGGTTGCTGTGGAGTCTTACATGGGTGCAGTCTCGCCGTGGTGGACAGTATATTTTTGAAGAATACCCATTGTTTCCTGCGAGTAAACAAAAATGAATAATTTTCTCATCGAAAAAGACCTAGGATATACGAACTACACCAATGGTAAGTATGTCACTGAGGATAATGCTACACACATTGCAGTGCATGAACATGGTGCATTAGTAATAAAGGAATATGAGAGAGCATCATTGGAGTCAGTGATACTGGAGGTGATGAATGGGTGATGATTATAAAGATGCACTGATAGAGAAAATCCACACATGGACGTATGATACACTGAATGATGATGCTAAACTTGCTGCGTGGAAGGCATATGGTAACTTCCGTATTCCATCTGAGAAAGAAATCGCATTAGATGAACTGTTCGAGGGAGTAAAGTAAATGATAATGATTGGTGTAGCATTATTGTTATTGAATGTAATGTTTGTAGTGATTGATGTAAAGAATGAGCGTATACGTAAGGGAACACTAATGAATGCAGCAGCAGTTGGTTGTATATTGACTACTCTATTGCATTTGGTATTATAAAGTTAGTACTTTTCGCTAACTTTTAGTGTTTTGCACGTCTTGAACTGGTCTTGAATTAGGTGGATGTGTGGATGCCTGTAGTGACCTGTGGAGACTGGTATAAAAGGACACCCAAAGAAATCCCACACATCGCGCCACACTGATTTAAAAAATTAATCACACAGTCACCACATTTCCCTTGACATTTCTCCATAAATACGGTATAATGGTTACTTAATAGGAGAACTGCTATGCGTGACTACACAATTACTAAGATCCGTCCTGGTACCTACGAACTGGACCTATATGTCAATGGTTCATGGGTGGACACCAAGCGTGGCACCAAGGGTGAGGTGGAGCAATTCGCCTCGAACTACATCAACAAGCGCATGCCTCGTGCGTTTCGCGCAATCATGTCCTAGACTTTATCCTTTTCACTAGGGCAAAGAAGCACCCTGCCAGCGATGGTGGGGTGTTTTTTTTTAATTTTAGGCTTGACAACTGTCCTGTTTCGAGGTATAATGACTATGTCGTATTGATGAAAAGGAAATAAAGCTTATGACTAATAATTACGTTTACACCCTTCAAGACCTTTATAAGATATTTCAACAGGCAGAGGATAAGGTAGCGCAACTCAAAGAGTTTCAATCACTCAACCTAGAGTACCGCATCAACTGGGATAAATTAATTTCACTTTATTCATAAAAAAGCGATTTAGGGGCTTGCTATTTCTGCAGTTTCAGGTATAGTGGAATTATAGTTTGAAAGGAATTGATTATGACCAAGTTTGAAGTTCGCAAAACCCTCGCTCCCTACGGTTTCCAGGTGATTGATAACACCACTGGCACCGTTCTTGACACGTTCAAGCGTAAGTACCAAGCGAATGCCCATGCGTTCTACCTTGGTCAGACCACCATGAAGACGGTTACCAACCTGATGACTGGTAAGGAAATCGAGATCGCTGAGAACACTCCTTGGCATTGCAATCCTGCCTCTGAATCATACTGGAGCATGTAATGAATATTCTTTACGACGCAGAAGATATAGCAGAATTCCACCGTCTTGAAAAGATCAAGTCTGAAAAGGAAGTAGAAAATATGACTGATGCTGATCTGACTCAGTTCCTCGTGAATGATGCAATTCCTCAGGACATTGGTAATGCTCGTATGGCATATGCCGCTGGATACTTCGAGTCCACCATTCTCTCACTGATGGCACGTTTCCCAGAGGTGCGTAAAGAGATCGAAGACCGTGTAAACTTTCGTAAAGGAGAAGCAGTATGATGGACATGATAGGTTTTGACAATGAATTCATGAGTGATCCATGCACTCACTCGAAGATTCTCCTCCCGATCCCTGAGAATGCACGAGAAATTCCGTGTGATGGATGTGCACGTGAGAATGAATGTGCGATGCGTATGACCGAATGTGTCGCGTTTCGCGTGTGGAGTGCCACTGGAGATTTCCTCGATAAGGATGTGACTCGTTTGATGCGTGTCCCTCGTGGTGTCTGATTGCTGAATGATGAGTAGTTGAGACCCATGTGAGATTTGAGCTATGGTTTTGAAATTCGGGTCCCCTCTCCATAAAATGGGTTTAGCGTCGACTTGTTTTAACATCGACCAACAGTTCACGACACATACCCTGCACATATAAAAGGATTCAAAATGCCAAGAAAAAAAATTGCTGCGGCCAACACAGAGTCTCCAGAGGTCGCACAGGAAACTGTGGTGGAAACTGCACCTACATACTACGAATACATAACACCTGATGGTATCTCTGTGCTGCTCGACCGCTATGAATGGTCAAGGGGTCTTGGTCTATCAGATAAGAACGTAAAGAAAGCGCAAGCAGCACGGCATCGTGAGGTTGCCAAGGGGTTTGCCAGAACTGAGGAAGCATAATGGAATACCAACAATATATCGACTCTAATGGAAACATCATAAGAATGCTAAGTCATGATGCCACATACACTGCATCAACTACAGATTATCTAATGGATAATGGTTATGGTCACGTAACTGGACAGATATCTGATCATGACACATTGGCATTTAGAGCGATTATTGAAAAAATGCCACAGCATTTTCGTATGGTAGAACTGGGTTCAATGTATGGTGCATCAGCAGTTACATTTGCACTACTTGCTTATGAGATGCGTAAGACCTGCGAAATTCTTTGTATTGATTGCTTTGGATTGCCAAACCAACTGGAAACATTCAAACAAAACACTATGGACTTCAGTAATATCAGTTATCGAGCAGAATACTTTAATGATGCTTTTGAGTACGATGGTGGGCCGATTGACTTATACTTTGACGATGCGAGTCATATCGAAAGACCTACATATAAGCAGTTGGTGTATTGGAGTCAGTATGCCAAGAACATTGCGGTTCATGACTACACTGCAGAGTGGGAAGGTAACATTGCCGCAGTGGATAAATTTGCTTCCGAGCGAGCAGCGACTGTGCAGCGATTTGATGAATCGAGTGTCGTGTTACTGGAGTTGTAAATGGAGTTGGGCCCTGCCCTTCGGTATCTTAGGAAAGACAAGTAATGTTTATCCACAATAATGGTAATTGTGCTGTTATGGCAAACCTACGTTGTGGATCAACGAACATGTTTAATTACTTTGAAACGGAAGTAAATAATTTTGGACTGCGGGGTTGGTTGAACCACCGCAATCCCATTGTAGTTCTTCGTAACCCGATAGACCGTGTTGTTTCTTCGATGGCATTCTTCTGGAGTGATAAAGGAACACCAGAGTTTCGACTCGCTGAGTTTGCTCGACATTCAGCCCCATATCTACACAATCTAACAATAAGTAACTTTCGCATCATAGATTTCAACATTCTCGAGCAGTATATTCCAAGGAAGGATACTGTGCGACTGCAGTCTGTTCGTACTGACACACGCTGCCATCCTTTCACAGCGGCAGAAGATGCTTATGTGCCGAATCCTCTATACACACTGGAAGACTTGCAAAAATGCGTCGAGGACTATAAAGATTTTATCGCGAATAAAGAACGAGTTACGGTTGATGAGTGGAAAGAACTTACAATCGAAAGGGCTTGACTTTCACTGTGTTTTTTAGTATAATGGATTTATTATGAATATTGGTTTGTTTTTACTCTTCGCAGTCCTAGCATGGATAATCTTTGCAGTGGTTATTTTTCCGCTGCTCGTAATGTTTATTTTTGCCATACCTATTATCCTCCCATATGTTCTGGGTGCAGCAGCGCTGTATCTTTTATGGAAGTTTGTGAAAAAGAGGGCTTGACATTTGCATCATTTTAGGGTATAGTGGAACTATGATGATGAAGGATGTGAATATGAATATCACGGTTACAGGTTTGATTGGTCGTCGTGCTGACAAGAAGAAGTTGATTGAGGCAGCAGAGTTCTTTGCTGCGCAACTAATGGACCCTCGCATGGTTCGCAATCTGACGTTGGATATCGAAGTCTGGAAAGACTTTGACCTTGAGGGTGAGTGCGTCGATGAGGATGGCACGAAGAACCCTCGGTGGTTCACGATCGGTCTTAAGAACCAAGACGTGAATGAAATGATCAAGGTGCTTGGTCACGAAATGGTTCATGTCAAGCAACATGCCAAGAACGAACTCCAGACTGGTCATGCGGTTGCTGCTCGTGGTGGTCTTAAGATCTTCAGCAAGTGGATGGGTCAAATCTGGAAACCCAAGGGCAAGGAAGATGCCTATTTCGATGCTCCTTGGGAGATCGAAGCATATGGTCGCGAAGTCGGTCTTTATCACAAGTGGTGTGCAACACAGGAGGCAGCATGATGGTAACTGAGTATTGGGTAGTTCGCATCAATTATAATCAAATTGACCGTGATCATGTTCTTGTAGATGCTGCAACAGCAAAAGAAGCAGAGCAACGTCTCCGTGATAATGGATGTAATGCTCCTTATATTAAGGCGATGTATAAAGCAAAGGTTTCGAAGTAATGAATTTAAGTCGTAAAGAACGTATCACTGCATACATCGCCAAGTGGATTGTTTTGAACATCGCTTGTCGTATCAATGCAACTGCCGTATTGTCGCTCAGTATGGAAGCGACCCGAATATACATTGGAAAGCAAAATGCCAGCTAGATTTCTAATCAGTGATACCCATTTTGGTCATGCCAGCACATGGGAAAAGTTTACTCTAGAGGATGGTAGTCCTCTCCGTCCGTTCACCTCCACTGAGGAGATGGACGAGACAATGGTAGACAACTGGAACAAGACAGTTCGTCCGCAAGATACAGTGTATCATCTTGGGGATGTAGTAATCGCCCGACGCCATCTGGAAACAGTGAAGCGTCTGAATGGGCGGAAAATCCTTATCCGTGGAAACCATGACATTTACAAGGATAAGGACTATTATGGGGCAGGATTCGAGCAGATTCATGGCGTTCGCGTGTTTGTGGATCAGTTCATCCTGTCTCATATTCCCCTTCACCCAGACTGTGTAGGTGAGCGGTTCAAACGTAACGTCCACGGTCACCTGCACGGTAATCGGATTATGCTTTATAATCAAGTCGATCCTCGGTACCTGTGTGTATGCGTGGAGCAGATTAACTACACACCGATTTCTTTTGACGATGTGTTGAAAATGACTTGACAAACCATACAACTTATAGTATAATGGTTCTTTATTATGAAAGGTGAAATTATGATTGATACGAGCAAGATTATCCATGTTTCTGAATGGCGTAAGGTTTCGGAACTTCCGTCGACTCCTGCGCGACAGACTGCTCTAGATGAGAAGTATAGCAAGTATGGTGTGTATCAGGTTGCCGAGGAAGCAGATATTGACTTGATTGGTGATGACTTAGTAAGTCCCCACATCGGTTATACTGGTAAGTCAGGAAATATCCACGATCGAACTTATCATATCCGAATGACGGCAAATTCTAAGACTGCTACTTCGCATGGCGCAGGAGTGTTCATTCGTAAAAATCTTGATATTGATAACTGTTATGTTCGCTGTTTGTATACCGACGAAAATTCATTTGCGTTGTTGGAGCAAGATATTCAACAAGAAACTATGAAGCAATTCGGATACACGTTTAAGTGGCGTGAAGCATCAGGTGGAACAGATGGCAATTACACTAATGCTACTGTTCTCGCTGAGAAACTTTCAAACGAAGAACGTAAGAATCTTATCTTTTATCTCAACGAACTGATCAAAGAAGATTTACTTGCTGAATTTATGTCTCGTTGACCCTGTCTATATACTAGGTAGGTTTTAATAAGGAGTTTATATGGTTAAAGTTATTGTCGCCGATTCTAAACTAGATTGCGAGCATCTGCTCGGTCAATATCTAGATGAGAGTCATTTCGACATTGTGGTCAATGAAGATACAGACTGTTATAAAGAGTCTGATTCTCTGCTCGATACAGAGTTGACTGAAAACAGGATTGCATTTAAGTTTCGTAAGAACTTCTTCTCGCCAGAAGAACAGGAGCAGGCATACATTGGTCTGCGCGAAGCAGCAACCGAATCACAGAATCGTGGTCTGGCAGCAGGTCCACGTGGTGAGTTGCTAGGCGTAGAAGGTCGCGGTGGTCGCGACTGGGTAACTGATTACGAACTCGAGATTCTTGATTTTCTGATGACAGATAAGGGTCGACTGATCGACGAACTTAGTATCGAGAGCATTCGTGCTAAGCATGCAGGTGCACCACGATCTAATGCAGATGAAACTCGAGGCGCAGTCTGGTTGCGCAGTCAAGTATGTAAAGTATATCCAGAATATTTTGGTTGGTTCGACGTATGGGTCGACAGTCTAGAAACAAAGAGTAAAGAAGATGTTGCAAAGGAAGCGCGAAATATCGCAGAGAACTGGATTTCAACAACCAACTATGCTAAGTCGGTTTTCTCAGGCGTTGCTGGATGGTATGACCGATATCCTAGAATTCCTTTCGGTCGTGCTACTACTTACACTCGTGACAATTTTGATAAGTTTAAGTTGGCCTTTCCTTTTCTACAATCTCTTAATCGCGGGTTTAAAGAACTCCTCCCTCGGCGTTGGTCTAACCAAAAGAGTGCCGTGGATACAATCGATAGTCGATTCGTGGTCCCAGAAACAGTATTCACCACGATCACCGTCAACAAGTCTTTCCGAACGGCAGCGCATCGTGACGCAGGCGATTTTGCTGATGGTCTCAGTAATCTTCTGGTCGTTGGTAGTGGTGACTATACTGGCGGTTATCTAATCTTTCCTGAGTATCGCATCGCAGTGAATGTTCGTCCAGGTGACTTGTTGCTAGTCAGCAATCATGAGATCATTCACGGTAACACCGAGATTAAACTGACAAGTCCAGATGCTGAGCGTATTTCGTTGGTTTGCTATTTGCGCGAGAACATGCTAGAACTTGGTTCATATGAATATGAAACAACTCGCGAGCAATATGTCATTGACCGCAGAACTAATAGAGAACACCACCACTATCGTCCACTCTGGAATGGCGTATCTCCAGGAATGTGGGACGAACAAGAATGGTATGACTACCTCGAAACTAAACTTGGTCGAGATACAGTTGCCAAGTATCATCCTAAAGCATACCAAACAACATCAACACTTGGAGATCTATTTTAATGGAATATAGTATTGCTATTCCGTCTTATCATCGTGAACATACTATTCAGAATAAGACGTTGAAAGTTCTTGAATCATATAACATCGATCCTGCTAAAATCACGATCTTTGTTAATGATCAGGATGAAGGCGAATATGATCGATATGCTAATGCGTTGAAGGAAAACCCTTACGCAAAGGATATCCAGATTGTTCGTGGTGTTCCAACTATCGGAAAACAACGTAACTTTATTGAACGTTGGTATCCGGAAGGCACACGACTGATGATGTTCGATGATGATATTGAAGAAGTTCAAGTCAAAGTCAGTGAACAGAAGTTGGGTCGTGTCGAAGATCTCGAGCGAGAAATCTTTATTCGTGGATTTGAGGAATGCGAGAAGGTAGGTGCTAAGACCTTTGGTATCTACGCAGCATCGAATGCATTCTTTATGAAAGATCGAGTATACAATGACATTTGCTATATCATTGCCTCGATGTTTGGTGTGATTGTTGAACATGATGATTTTCTCGCTCGAGTAACCAACCATGGTGAAGACTACGAATATTCTATTCGCCAGTATATTAAGAATGGTGTTCTTGCTCGCCTTGACAACTACACAGTCAAGTCTCGGTACTACAAGGAAGAAGGTGGACTTCAAGATGTTCGCACTAAGGAATATGTGTATGACAGTGTGAAGATTATTGCGGACGAGTTCCCCGACCTTTGCACGATGTATATCCGCGAAACTACTGGACATGCTGAATTGAAACTGCATGACCGCAACAAGAAGTATCGTAAAGTAGAATCTTCACTAGAGGATCTATTTTAGTATTGACTTATCCCTGTAAATGTAGTATAGTCAGTTAATGATACTAGAAAAAACAGATGCAGAATACATTGGTCGTCGATTTATTGATTATATGTCAAACTATAATCGTATCGACGACCACATGCGTATGAAAAAACTTGAGCGATTAAAAACTCTTCCTTCCACACTTCCAGGATATGAACCAGAGAATATGTTGTTCTCTGATTTTAGTATGCACCCAGAAGATATGGAATTTGAGATCTTTGAACCAACTGCCAGCGAGTTCTCGACTATGGTTGAGATTACTTCTTCTTTCTGCAACGAGAACTCATTCGGCAAAGAAATTAAATTTATTGTTCGCGAGAAGAACAGTGGTAAGTATGTTGGTTTCTGTCGAGTCGCAAGCCCATTCATCAATTCTAGACCGAGGAATGAATGGTTCGGGCAAGTCCCCGATCTAAAGTCATTCAACAAGCATGCAGTAATGGGATTCATTATTGTTCCAACACAACCGTTCGGTTTTAATTATCTCGGCGGTAAACTGCTTGCACTTCTTTGCGCATCTCATGAATTTCGTGAAATGTTCAATAAGAAGTATGATATGGAAACTTGTCTCTTTGAAACGACATCATTATACGGAAATATCAAGCAAGCATCGCAGTATGATGGTCTTAAACCATTTTTACGGTACACTGGCGACACTGTTAGCAATTTTCTCCTCTCATTCTCCGATGATTTTTGGTTTGAGACCTTAAATTGGTTTGCAAGCAAAAATAATGGCGAACCTTTGTTCGGCAGAGAGGGAATTGCGTCGTATAAGATGAAAATGCAAAATAAAATGATGTCAATTATCAAAAATTCGCTAAAATATCATAATTCTAGCGAACTTTTGGCGTTTACAGACGCAATTCAGGCGAACAAAGACGTTACGACGCAAAAAAGATTTTATATTTCAACTTATGGGTACGAAAATTCGAAAAATTACATCCTCGGAACCGATAAAACGCTGATCAAGAGCAAAGAAAACTTCGACAAGCACTATTCAGATAATATTATTCGCTGGTGGAAGAAAAAAGCGTCTTCAAGATACGAAAATCTGAAGTCAGACGGAAGATTGCGTAACAATCTTGAAATTTGGAACAATGACACCATTGATACAATTGATATCATCCGTTGATATAAATACTACATAACATATGTGAGTATAACAATGGCAACAATAGAGCAACTCAATAATATTAAACAAATCATCGAGGGTGTAGATGGGTTCTCTATAAGAACCTCTACACCCTCAAAGATTGTAGTCGATTGCGACAAAGACAGACAAGAAGCAAAAACTCTTCTTGAGTCTACATTCAAAGACAACGACATTAAATTTAAAGAACAGATTGTTTCTGGTTCTTCTTTTCCTGCAACAGTGATTGATGGGCAAAGTCTCAATATCATTTACAAGAACAAACGTGGTGGAGGGATGCAAGAAACAACACTAAATTCTTCGATCACCGAACTGTTTCCTTGTATTGCATTCTTGACAAAGATTGAAAATCAAGATTTAAGCACGATTGATAAGTTTTACGCTGCAATATTAAAAAATAACAGCACAGATCTAAGTTGTTACATTAGAAATGACAATATTGCTGGAAAAGAATTCGTAGATAAAGCAGAAACCTCTTCGAAGTTCAAACAGAAAACAACTGGCGCACTTGCTGTCCTAAAATTCATCCGAGAACAAGATAAAGGTAAACCAATAACTGATGTTTATTGGGGATATAGAAACAAACCAACTGGTGTTCTTCCAAACCACAAAGGTGACATATTTTTAAAGTTCAATGATAACTCTATGGTTGGTGTCTCGATAAAATCAGGCGGTGCCAAAACACAAGAACCTAAATTGAACACATATGTAAATCCTATTATGGAGTGGTTTGGTAAAAAAGCAGAATTCGATAAAATGAAAGTAGAAGCATTTAATCTGTTCTATACTGATATTCCAGGAATGCCGAAAGATCCCAAGAAAGTTGGATCTAGAGAGTTCTACGATTCACTGGGTAAATACGAACTTTCCAACAAACAAGATTATGATAAGAAGTATGATGCTGTGTTGGAGTATATGCGTTCTAAACTGGTAGAACTATTATCAGCGAATGATGCTAAAACAAAGAAATGGTTGACGGAAGTCGTTGCTGGTGAACAAGAGGGTGTTCCTCTGGTCGTGGTAAAGGCAATCGAAACAACAGGCGACTTTGAGTTGCAGACAGATGAAGATGTTATTAAATCATGCGTAGTCAGATCTAAAAAGACGGGTGGATTGAAGATAGAGAAATCCACTACATCAAAACAGAATTTTGACATATCATTGACTTGCAATCTCAGAGTTACTAAACTTAATTTCAGTATAAGATCGAACAAGGTGGGTGTTCAACATAAGTTGGGGCAATTCCTAAATTTGGCAGTTAAATTTAACGGTGCCAAGTAAAATCTTATAAATAGTCGTATATGACATACGATGCAATATTTAAATTAATTGGAGACGTGGGTTTCCCAATCGCAGGCGCTTTACTTGCGGGTGTCTTTGTGTATTTTGTAATCAACTACATTCTGGAGAGCGTTGTTAAGGCGCTCAAGGGAATGCAGGGTATTATTATGGGACTCGACAATCGAGTCAAGACAATGAACCATGATATTATTCGCGTTGATGCAGTTGTTAGTTCCGCTTTAGGTCTTAAACCAGATCTAGATAGAATAGCACGAGCAGACGGGAAAAACGATGCTCGGAAAGATTAATGGACCCATTAATTATAACAGAACTAGTTAAACAATATGGATTCCCGATCGTCGCCTCTGTCGGCATGGGTTACTTTGTTTGGTTCATTTATAAGTTCGTAACTGATAAATTAATGCCGTTGATTAGTGAAACCAATGTGATTTTGATTGCGTTGATTGACCGTGTTCGCATGCTTGACAACGATTTAATTAGATTAAACCAGAAGGTGAGCGTAGTTTTACAAATAAAAGAGGATCATAGCAATGACAATCAACCTAAAGATTGAATTACTAAAGGTCTTCACAATTGATTTTAATTTTTCTTCTGACAACAAAAACAAAAAGGAAGAGAAAAATGCTAAAACGAGCGATGATGCTCCTGACGCTACTAAGTCTAAGTAGTCCAGCATACGCAGATCCTATAGTCCAACAGTTTAAATCACCTTCCTTTACAGGTTACGGGTGGTCTTCACACGTGCAGTCAATCGACGCACAAGAGCGTTCGCGAGAGCAGGCAATTAAAGATGCTGAGGCAGCAAAGGCAGCATTAGCAAGAGCAGAGGCATCTAATACGCCACTCGCCAAATTCATGGCGCTGTTTACCTCTCAGGTATATGCCCAACTTGCTACACAACTTTCGAACAATTTGTTCGCAGAAGGTGGGAATGCCAGTGCTGGAACATTTAACCTCGACGGTAACTCTGTGAGTTATGTAAAGACTGGGACAGAAGTTAGACTAACAGTTGTCGATAAGAATGGCAATACTACAGTTGTTGTCGTTCCTATTGCTACATTCGCGTTTTAAGGCAGAGTTATGAAAAAAATAATTCTCCTTCCAATTCTACTAGCAACTTCTGGTTGTGTTGGTGCGCTTCATCCTACTGCCAACCAATCATATCTGTTCAGAGATGATGCAGAAGTCAAACGTTTTGCGAATCCAAAATTGTTCAAGAATCTTCCTGAATTAGATGGCCAACCAATTCCTATCGCGCTGTATTCATTTACTGATAGAACTGGTCAACGTAAACCATCTTCAACTCTTGCAAGTTTCTCGACTGCAGTAACTCAAGGTGCAGATGCTTATCTGATCAAAACACTGCAAGATACAGGAGACGGTAAGTGGTTTACACCAGTCGAGCGTGTTGGTATTGATTCGCTGATCAAAGAACGTCAACTTGTTCGTCAAATGCGCGAACAACTTTCTGGCGAGAGTGCTGAACCTCTTCCACCACTCAAGGTTGCTGGTATCATCTTAGAAGGTGGTATTATTGACTATAACTCGAATATTAAAACAGGTGGTACTGGTGCTAGATTCCTTGGCATCGGTCCATATCAACAATACACCCAAGATCAGGTAACAATTAGTCTTCGTCTGGTTTCTGTCCAAACTGGCGAAGTTCTAAATTCAGTTACAGTGGAAAAGACAGTTCTCTCGACTTCCGAGGGGGTGACTGCGTTCACATTCTTCGACATGGCGACTAGAGCATTTGAATTTGATGGACAACAAACAAGTAATGAAGCAGGTAGTTATGCGATCCGTTCTGCCATAGAAACGGCCGTTGTTGAGTTGATCAAGGATGGTGAAAGAAAGAATCTATGGAGATTCAAACAAAAGGAAACGACAAATGAAACTAAGTAAGTTTTTATTAGTTGGTGCTGCTCTTTGTTATGGAACATCTGTGATTGCACAAACTGTACTGCCAACAGCACCAACTCCTCCAGCAATTGTAACAACTTCGCCAAATGAAACAGAGGCAAATACTGTTGCAACTACAAATAAGGTATATATCGATCAAGAAGGGGGCAACGTAGATGTTAACATCGTTCAAACTGGCACTGCTAACGTTATCGGTTCTTCTATTGATCCTATTTACCTACGTGGTGATAACCAAAGCGTTATCGCAATACAAACAGGCAATGGAAACCAACTTTATATGGGTGTCGTATCCGACACAGGAGCACAAGGAATCGCCGATGTAACAATTCGTCAAATTGGCGATTTAAACACTGCTACTATTCGTTGTGGGACAGAAGTAACTGACTCCTCATGTAATCAACTCGACATGAATGCCAAGTTCACTGGTAATAACAACTCGTTTGTTTTCCGTGGTTCGGGTGCTAATATCCGTAACTCTATGGATTTCAACGGTAACAATAACACAATCAACATGGATGCACTATCACCAAATGCGTCACAAACTATTCTGGTGACAGGAAACTACAATGACTTTGATGTTACACAAACTGGTACTGGTGGAACATTCGGTCACTCGCTTTATGTTAATCTAACAGGTTCATTAAACACTATAACAACACAACAGTATGGTGTTTCTGAGACTGTGATCAATATTAATAGTGTGGGATCAAATGGCACGTTTAATATCAAAACTGGTCACTAATCTTCTACTGATATTTCTGTTATCGACTCCTGCCTTTGCGGATATTGGGTCGATAACAGATTTCAGAGGAGGTGGTGCCATTAAGCGTGGCGCCAAGACTACAGTTGCATCTAAGGGTGCAAGAGTTCAAAAGATGGACACTGTTTCAACAAACAGTCAAGGCAGATTTAGGATAACATTTAATGACTCGACTACCGTCAATATTACAGAAAACTCTCGCCTTCTTGTGGATGACTTTGTGTATGATGGGGGAGGGAACACGAAGGGCAAACTTGGACTTCGGGTCGCGCTTGGCACCGTCAGATACGCATCAGGTAAAGTCGCAAAAACAAATCCACGAGGCGTAAACATTCGCACACCGACTGCCACTATCGCAGTCCGTGGCACAGACTTCGTTATGTCGGTTGATGAAGCAGGTCGTTCTACGGTCGTGCTGGTTCCCGAATGTTATAACGAACTAGACATTACAAAACAAACTGCGGAATGTCCGAATGGAATGATAGATGTCATTACAGCATCTGGCGTAGTTACATTAACACAACCATTCCAAGCAACAGTTGTGGAAAACAACTTTGCGCCACCTGCTCCGCCAGTAGTTATCAATCCATTAGTTAAGACATTAGATAACAATGTTCAAATTGTTCCGTTGGAAACAGATGATGGTCAGAGTTTGCTCCAACTTGCCAGAGATAGTCTAAAGAAATTTACGAATCCCGCAAAAGCAGCATCGGATGATAACAAAGACCCAGATGCAGGCACAAACGATAACGTGGAACAAGTTACAGTTGCTATGCTTCGCCAAGCAACACCGCAAGAACTTCTGGATGTTTATGCCGAGTTCAACGAAGGAACCAAACCAGCAGAAACAATCTATACTAATGTATCGCCAACATTCAAGAAGAACGTTCAGGTTGGTTGGGTGTATACTCGATTATCGGACGACAAACAACAAGCAATTACTGTTTGGTTAGAAAAAGGAACAGAAGCGCAAGTCGTATCTGTTCAAAATGGATTAGTAGATGTTTACAACTTTATGGACGACAAGTGGACAACATCGGGAACTGGTAGACCACAGGGCAATATCACAGTGATGCAAGAAACAGGTGCAAGATGAAAAAACTAATCGCTCTATTCCTACTATTCTTTGCAATTCCAGCATTCGCACAAGTTACAAACTATGGATTTGAGAATGGCGACTATGCTGGGTGGACAGCAAGTAATGGTAGCACAACACTAAGAACATCTTGGAGCGATTCAGGTAATGGCGTCCAAGTAACTACTGGTGTGCAAAATTATTGTCCAGGTGGTGGTAAGTGTTGGACAATTACACCATACGGTTCATACATGGTTTCTCTGCAAGCAGGCGGTAGTTCTCCACAATTTAATGCTGCAATGACAACACTTGGTCTGCAAAGTTCTACCATCACAACAATTAGAAATACCATTTACTCCAATGGTAACATGTATCCAACTAATGCTACTTCGATTAGTAGAACAGTCTTTCTTCAGGCAGGTGTTACATACACCTATGCTTGGCAATATCTTTCAACTGATTATGTTCCATACAATGATGGATCGATGATCACTGTTACTGGTGGACCTGGAACTGCGACTATTAATGGTCAGACACAAGACTATGCTCTACTCGGATTTACGAACCAAGGTACTGGTAATTATTCGGTAGGATCTTATGGTGCTACTGGTTGGCAGGTCGCAGTGTTTACTGTTCCTACTGATGGTAACTATCTTCTAGGATTTGCTTCGTTCAATCTAGGTGATACTGCATTGTCACCAATTCTATTCATCGACCAGATGCAAGGAACAACTTCACTGAATGGCACAACATTTACACCTGTTGCACCAAACGCTGGTTCTACTGCGCCACCGCCTCCTGCACCTGAACCACCTGCTCCAACATATCCTCTCGCTTCTATCAGCGCAAACCAATCATTGAAGATTAATCAAACAAATGCGATTACACAAAACTCTATCTATATCAATGTAACGGGCTCTAGCAATTCTGTTTACATCGAACAGTTCTCTAAGCAGAACCAAATCCGTGGTGTGAATGGCGCACAAGCAATGACGATTAATGGCAACAGCAACAGCGTAACTATTAATCAGGGAACAGCGACAACACCAATTGGTAAGAACTTAGCAGAAGTTTCCGTTACTGGTAATAACAACATAGTCTCATTGACGCAACAACAAGGTAGCAAATACGCCGAGATTATCACTAATGGTCTCGGTAATCAAATCTCAGCGCAACAAAAAGATGCTGGAGGAAAATCGTTGTTTATCAATGCTTTAGGAAACTCTAATAATATCAGTACCTTACAACAGGGAACTGCTAACCATTTTCTAGATATCAGCGCACCATTTGGTGGAGTTACTGCATCCGTCACTCAATTAGGTTCTTCGATGAAGCAATTTCAACTTTTACTAAATAGTCCTGGAATTGGTGTAACTGTCACGCAAAATAACTTGACCGCTGCCGACTCTGCGAAAATGGAAATAACATGCACGACTGGACCATGTAATGGATACTCTTATACAAAAAACTAAAAAAGTTCTACTCTCGCCTTGGTTGGCACTAATTACTTTTGCGGTATTGTTAACAGTAAAACTAGCAAACCCATACTTGGTTGAATCCACAAGATTGAAGTTTTATGATTATTTGATGCTCGGTTCACCGACGCAATCCGAACAAATTGTAACTGTTAATATTGGGGAGAAAGCAATTGAAAAATATGGACAGTGGCCTTTCCCTCGCGAAGTCCACGCTAAAATTATTAGCGATATTTATGGCAGAGGGGCTGCTCTTGTTGGTAGCACTATACTTATGCCTGAGCCTGATCGTCTCGGCACTGACGGAGCTCTTGCTGATGCTCTGAGCAAGTATCCAGTAGTCCTGAGTCAGACAGTAACCGATTCATGTAAGGCAGGGAACCAGAATATCGCTCGGACTGGCGTTGCCGTCGTCGGCGACGGAGAAGCAACTGAATTTCTTCCTCAATACCCGTGCGTTCTAAGTAATATTCCACCTCTGCAAGAAGCAGCCGTCGGTGTAGGGATAACGTCGACTCTACCCGAGACTGATGGGGTTGTGAGGCGAGTTCCTCTTCTATCTCAATCAAAAGGCGAATACTATCCTGCATTTGCGATAGAGATGCTGCGTGTAGCTGCAGGAGACTCTTCGTATCAAGCGAAGATAAATCAGACTGGGGTCGAAGCATTACGAATTCCTTCTTTTGAAACTATTAACACAGATGAATATGGAAGAACGTTCATTAATCCTAACTACCAATTTCCGTCATACGAAATTGGAGAGGATCCTTTACCTGTCCTGAGTGGTAAAATCGTGATTGTTGGCGTAACTGCTGCTGGTATTTCGAATCCTGTAGCGACTCCTTCAGGTGCGCAACATCCCCATCAACTCCAGGCGAGTATTCTTGAAACTCTGATAAATGGGGATTCTGTTTCGGTTCCGAACTGGTCAGCAATTGCGGATCTTGCTGCATTTCTTGGTCTTGCTCTGGCATTGATCATTCTTTCTCGTTTTAGATTCTCTATAATTTATATTGCTATTTTACTCGGTGGATATTTCTATCTACCTGTTTATCTGTTCGCGAGCAAAGGTATTCTGTTCGATGTAACATTTAACATATTTGCTATTGCTCTCATCTATAT